GTGTTCTGGTTCACCAAACTGTGCGTAGCTTGCGGCTTCAGCTTCAGTGAAATTGCCGAAGCCTACTTCATCAAGTACACCCTCAACCGGTTCCGTATCAATCACGGCCAGACTCGCGGCGAGTACAAGAAAGTTTGGACAGATGGCCGCGAAGACAATGAGCACCTGATGGAACTAGCTGCAGAGTGGGACACCGAAGAGGACTTGTATGCAGCGTTGGGAGCCCGATATGCAGCGGTGTCCTAACTGTGCGCTGGAACTTGGGGGGCCTGGCCAGGCTCCCCTGATGTATTTCAAGGCGATGAAACACCCGGAGTTGCCGGTGGCTGGCTTTCTGCTGCCAGGCACCGACTTGCACCTGAATAAAGGACTTCCCCCAGTGGATTGTCCGCTGCTTATAAGGGTGCCAGCCGGAACCCGTTTCCCTTATTTCGAGAGCGGTCATGTCTGGGAGCTGGACGTACCTGTGATGTTGAAAGTGCGGCGGGAGCACTGGGAACGCAGCAAAGATGCAACGCCAACCTACATTGACGAATTTGGCAACAAGATAACCGGAAAATTTGAGTGGACGTACCCATGAGTATTCACTTCGGGGACCCGGTAGACCGGGCAGACATTGAGATTCAGCGAACCATCGACATGGGCATCGCAAACGCCAGAGCGCAGCTGAACACGGGGCCAAAGCTCAGTCCGAAAGGCATTTGCTACAACTGTGACGAACCCTTCGAGATGCAGGACCGGCAGGTGAAGCTCTTCTGTGACTCAGACTGTCGTGATGACTACGAACGGATCACTGCAAACCGAAAACTGAAATAACCTTCTCCATAACCACAGTCACCTTAACCAAAGGACCACTACATGAAAGACCTGACCATTGACGAATTGAAGACCATCCTCGGGTGGTTCCAGAGTTACGAAGAGAACGAAGGCACCTACCAGCAAGACGATGACCTGGCTGACGCACTGAAAAAGACCTTGGCCGAAAAAGAAGAGCTGGAGTCAATGGACCTCGACGACTGCGCGGGAGGCGCCTGCAAGCTATGAAGCAGTATCACAAACTTCTCACAGACGTAATGACTAATGGCACCGACAGAGGTGACCGCACCGGAACTGGGACTCGATCCGTATTCGGCCGTCAAGTACGATTCGATTTGAGTGAAGGATTCCCTCTGCTGACGACAAAACGTGTGCCGTTCAAGCTGATCGTTGCAGAGTTGCTGTGGTTCCTCGAAGGCTCCACCAATAACAACCGGCTGGCAGAGTTGAGCGACTGCGACCCGGAGAAAACGATCTGGGCTGAATGGGCCACGGAAAGCGGCCAACTTGGCCCGATTTACGGCAAGCAGTGGCGCAGCTGGGATAGCGGACCTTACGCACCTATTGACCAGATTGCGGAGGTGATTGAACAGATCAAATCGAATCCTAACTCACGGCGCTTAATCGTCAGTGGGTGGAATCCAATGGCCCTGCCCTACGCAGATTTGTCTCCACAGCAGAACGTCTCTGCGGGTATGCAGGCCCTACCACCCTGCCACACTCTGTTCCAGTTCTATGTTGAAGACGGAAAGCTGAGCTGCCAGCTATACCAGCGTTCGGCTGACATATTTTTGGGTGTCCCTTTTAATATCGCATCCTACGCCCTGCTGACCCACATCATCGCTGCAGAGTGCGGTCTGGAAGTTGGCGAGTTCGTGCACACCTTTGGCGATTTGCACCTGTATCACAACCATTTTGAACAGGCTAAGGAACTGCTGAGCCGAAAGCCCCGCGATCTGCCGTCCCTGATGATGACTCGGAAGTCGATGGATGAGTACGCAGTTGGATATTTCTGGCTACGGGGCTACGACCCCCACCCGGCGATCAAAGCGGAGGTGGCCGTATGAGCAAATTCATTTCAGTGAGCAAGAACCTTGGCGCCGGGATGGTCGGCACCGTAACCATGGCGGTGGATGCCATCGCCATGATTTCTGACGACACCTACGCCCACAACCGGTGCCAGATCACACTGCACAACGGAGAGTCGCTGACTGCCCTGTGCTCACAGTCTGACGTGCTGAAAATGATTGAGGAGTGTTCTCGATGAACTGGGTCAAGAAACACGCAACCTGGGCGAACCTGTTCTTTGCTCTGGCGTGGGCATACGCTTTGTCAGGCGTTCTGCACCTGGCAATCGTCGGATTCGACTGGTGGACATTGGCAGATGTTGTTGCCTACTCAACCCTGCTTTGGTTGATCGGCTCCTCAGCCAAGACGCAGGCCATATACCTGGAGGAGATCGAACAGTTGACAAACCGGAACCAGGTCTTGAAAGAACAATTACGAGGAGCGCTAGGATGAAACTACTCGTAATCGGCCACGCCCGCCACGGTAAAGACACCTTCTGCGAGATGCTGAGGAATCGTTACGGGTTGAGCTTTGAGACCTCCAGTTTGGTCGCCTGCCAGCAGTTCTTGTTCGACCTGGCGGTGAGCCAAGGGATGGACTACATCTCGCCAGAGGACCTGTACATCCGCCGTGGAGAGGTTCGCAAATGGATGCACGAAGAGATCAGGAAGTTCAATGACGGCGACTTGACCAGGCTAGCCAGGCTCGTCACAAAAGACAACGACATCTACTGCGGAATGCGCAACCGGGAAGAGCTGGAAGCGTGTAAAGCAGCGGGTGTGTTCGATGCAGTGATTTGGGTTGACCGGTCAGAGCACCTGCTACCTGAGCCCATGGAAAGTATGCAGCTTCGCAAGGGTGATGCCGACGTTGTTATCGACAATAACGGCTCTCTGAAAGACCTGCAGGACCAGGCAGATTTTCTAATGGTGATGCTGAGACTGGGACAGCTGGAAGCAGGTATCTCGGAGCGAGCAGCTGGGAAGACTGATTTGGGCGGTATAACCGACGTGGTGGCCAGGTACACAGAGCGTCAAAAGGCACAAGCTGCACACTGAAAAAGAACCCCAGAAAAGCCCCGGCCAATGGCCGGGGATGTACATTTGTACATTACGACCCGACAGAAAGTGGGTCAGAATCCAGTGGTGGCACTCCCCACTCTGCTGCTTCCAAGTAGTATTTTCTGTGCTCCATAGGAGCGAAGAACCTCCCATCTGACTCGCTGTACCGAGTCCAGCCGAAACCCCGCACCGCGAAATACATCGCGTTTCTGCGGAACAATCCCACCCCACACAGCTTGCAGAAGTCCCTGAATACAGCATCCGCGTCCTCGCGCACGGGTGTTTCCAACTTCTCCCCGAACAATGCGTACAGGTAATCGTGAATCAGAGCCGGGATGCGTTCGTTCTCACCACGAGGCACCAGGACCCTTGCGAGCCTCGGGATCGACGCCAGATCAGTCACAAACCAAGCCGGTATGTAGATCACCTGCTGCAGTGTGGCTGACCAGAACGCCCAATCCCTGGTGACCAGCCACTCGTTTGGCTTGGGGCTCAGCTCGTAGGCGTCAATGCCTCCACGTAGTAGGATGGCGTCTTTGTCCTGATCCACAGTGACTACCCTGCCAAAGTTCTGTGGAATTTGCCGGTACTGGAACAGGTCAATCTTCAATTCTGGCATGGTGACTACCTCACAGCAGAGCCGCAATCTTCACGGCTGTATCTGCTAATCGAAACGCCGTTTGTAGTGCGGTGTTGGCTTCCAGTGCGGCGACAAGAGAGGCAAACTCTTTGTCGAGGTGCCCAGCAGCAGTGTCGAACTCCTCGAACACCAGCCACTCTTCAGGCGTGTACTCATTCCGGTTGTCGATGACCACCTGTCGAATACTGAGGTATGAAGACTTGATCTTGGCGTACTCAAAGCTCACCAGCGTGATGTCGGTCACAAACCGCTCAGGAGCGTCTGTGAAGGCTTTTAAGCGAGACTTCGACCTGTCGATCTGATCCAGTGCTTCAAGTACCACAGTGACTTCCAGATCGGTCAGGGTTGCGTTGTCAATGAAGTCTACGACTTCCCCGGACTCGTAGTGGTACGATAGGTCAGCAGCGGAGCTGATAACCGATAAGGTGTTTGTCGGTTGCAGAGAACAGCCACCTAAAATACCGAAAGTCAGGATTGTGTACAGTAGAGTTCTCATAATTTAGCCGCCGCAATAAACGCATCATCTAACTGATCTTCGGTTAATCCAATCGCCTGAGCCAACTGAACCATCTGAGGGTGATTACGCTCATACTGAGTAGAGTCATCCCAGAACGATTGGATTAGCATCCGTTGAGTCTCGTCTTCGATAGCGTCAATTGCTGCCTGAACCTGCGACAACAAGCCAATCAGGATCATCTGTTGACGACCCTGACGTTTGGTTACTGAGGCAGGTACAGGGTTAATGGGTTCCGGTTCGGGGATAGTCAACTCGCCGCCGACTAATATGTACTCATCTAGTCGAGCTTCATTAAACCCTTCAGGAGCTTGGATAAACTCCATAGGGCCTGTGTAGGAATTCGTTGCCGTTCCTACTATACGGTTTGTATCAATTAATAATTTCATAACCCACTCTATATATCACAACGTAAGAAACCATAATACCATGTATAGCCGGTTGTACTTGATCGTGTAATACTGAAAGGTGCAATAATAGGTGTACACATGGTCACATCTGTTGCATCTGAATTACTGGAAGTGGTTACGATACTCGTAGGTCTTGATGACCCAGATCTGAGTGTAGATAGGTTGCTTATGGTTTGATTATTTGTAGCGTTAGGGCTGCTCGCGCCTACTAAGATATAAGACCCATTTGTGTTAAGTGATGGCAGTGATCCGTTACTTATACCAGCACTCAAACTGTACTCAGATGCTGAACGAAGTGCCGTAAGTGCTACACTAGAACTCGCGATACCATTGAGTGCTGTGTCGGAGCTAAATACTGCCATTTTGGCTGTAGCGGATGCAATGACAGCATTCATGGCTGTAGCGGATGCAGCGACAGCATTCATGGCTGTAGCGGATGCAGCGACAGCATTCATGGCTGTAGCGGATGCAATGACAGCATTCATGGCTGTAGCGGATGCAATGACAGCATTCATGGCTGTAGCGGATGCAATGACAGCATTCATGGCTGTAGCGGATGCAGCGACAGCATTCATGGCTGTAGCGGATGCAATGACAGCATTCATGGCTGTAGCGGATGCAATGACAGCATTCATGGCTGTAGCGGATGCAATGACAGCATTCATGGCTGTATTATTATTAGTGATAACCGAAGATATCTCGTCTAATAAAAACAATCGTTCGACCATGTCTTTATACGTAAAAATCCCTATAAATTCACTCTTACCTTTCGGTGTACTTAAATAGGCTGTTAGTCCATTGCTATCTAACTCACCATCTTCAATCTTATTAAATAAATTGTAACTTCCGATAATGGACATATCTATTGATTCCTATTTTTGATAATTAGTATAGGCCATACTGTCTGTACAGCAGAATTTAATGTGGCTGTAGTTGTTGTGGTGTTCGCTAAAGTGACTTCAATAGTATTTGGTGCAGAAACTCTTGCAAAATATGTTAGTCGAGATGTATGTGCGGCTGTACTACCTAAATCAGCGGACGGTTGAGTAAGGACTACATCGCCTATAGAGGCACCACCTACAGTGCCACTAAATTTAACAATAGAGGTTGAGGAGACAGAGCTTACTGAGCAAAATACGCTTCCGAATATAAACGATTCATTAAACGATTCATTAAACGATTCATTAAACGATTCATTAAAGTGATCTTGAAAATAATACTCAACATCATGTTTAGTAAAAAACCGAATAAAGCCTAATAACTCTTCTTCAGTTCTTCCAAACTGTTCAGCAGCGACCTTAACTAAAGCAGGACTCATACGTTTTACATCAGTAGCCGTGCCTTCCTGCATTTCAAGTTCGGTAGCTATATCGCCTACTTCAGCTTTGGTGTAATACAGATCATCATGGCTATGTGTAGTAGGGGTTCGCGCGTCAGACAGCCTTGAGTCATTGCCTATAACAACTTCACCTGCAGCAGCGTCTCCAGAAGCAGCTACGTTTTTAGCCGAGGCGGTGCCGAGGCCTGCTGTATTGGCCTTTGCACTCAATGCAGCCTGTAAGCCTGCTACAGTGGAAATACCCTGAGTACCAGTATGAGTGCTCCGATCCCGCAACTCAGCGTCAGAAGAGTTAGCTGTAGCCTCTGCGGCGATGCCATCCAACTTAGTTTTGTCTTCAGGACTCATCCAACCGCGAACAGCTTGAGTCGCATTGCCGACCACGCCTACTACCGCAGTGATCGCTTGACGTACACGGTGCGCCGTCCACGCACGGCGATCAGTTGAACTACCTTCCTCAGCTTCTGCTTGGGTTACAGTTTCGGCAGACCATTCTCGTGCGTCAGATAGTCGAGGGTCGTCAGCTTGGGCCTTCTGGCCAAGCTCATTACTAATTTTTGTGCTTGACCAAGTGGTGGTGCCAGACACAGTTTCGTCCGCCAGCAATCCGCCAGTTACGACCTGAGCAGCTTGCTCTGCCCAATACTTGGAGCTGTATTTCCCGGCTTCAACCTCGGTGCCAGATTCTGCCCACATCTGAGCTGCGTCTTTATGCTGACCTGCCAGAGTGGCAGAGTTGGCTGAGTTCGTTTCCGAAGTGCCTGCGGCCAGTGCTGCCGCCTCAGCTGTGTCTTTATGCTGGCCTGCCAGAGTGGCAGAGTTGGCTGAGTTCGTTTCCGAAGTGCCAGCCGCAAGTGCCGCCGCTTCAGCTGTGTCTTTATGCTGGCCTGCCAGAGTGGCAGAGTTGGCTGAGTTCGTTTCCGAAGTGCCTGCCGCAAGTGCCGCCGCCTCAGCTGTGTCTTTATGCTGAGCTGCCAGGGTGGCAGAGTTGGCTGAGTTCGTTTCCGAAGTGCCTGCCGCAAGTGCCGCCGCTTCAGCTGTGTCTTTATGCTGAGCTGCCAGGGTGGCAGAGTTGGCTGAGTTCGTTTCCGAAGTGCCTGCCGCAAGTGCCGCCGCTTCAGCTGTGTCTTTATGCTGGCCTGCCAGAGTGGCAGAGTTGGCTGAGTTCGTTTCCGAAGTACCAGCCGCAAGTGCCGCCGCTTCAGCTGTGTCTTTATGCTGACCTGCCAGAGTGGCAGAGTTGGCTGAGTTCGTCTCCGAAGTGCCTGCCGCAAGTGCCGCCGCCTCAGCTGTGTCTTTATGCTGAGCTGCCAGGGTGGCAGAGTTGGCTGAGTTCGTTTCCGAAGTGCCTGCCGCAAGTGCCGCCGCCTCAGCTGTGTCTTTATGCTGAGCTGCCAGGGTGGCAGAGTTGGCTGAGTTCGTTTCCGAAGTGCCTGCGGCCAATGCCGCTGCCTCAGCGGTGTCTTTGTGCTGGCCTGCCAGAGTGGCAGAGGATTCAGCTAAGGCCGCTGCATCAGTGATACCTCCAACCGCCGCAAGTGCGTCGTTATAACTGGCATCCATCTCATTTAGCTTTCGTATGTAGTCCTTGTCTCCGGCTTTAAACTTGGCTGTCATAATTCCTCCAGCTCAATACTGCTGGCTGTGTTGTTGAAATGAGTGAGCTTCAGAGCGCTGGACCGGCCTTGCTTGCCAAAGAGCTGAAACGCCTGCTCTTTGGCAGGGTTGTCATTCTCAGGGTAAAGGCTGACAAAAACAGGGTGCACATTGCCGGCAGAGAGTAGGATGGCGCGTAGTTTTTGGCCTTCATCAGGTAGGAGTGCTGACAGAGAGAACGACAGGGTTTTGCTTCGCGGCCCAGCTGAGGTGGCCAGGTCGCCTGAATCAGTTCTGGACACTCTTGAAGAATCCGCGACTCCGAGGGTTACGCCTAGGTCGGCAGTTATTTCTGGCGACCAGTGGTTGCCTATGAGTAGCTTTGCGGCTTCCAGATACCCTGCTGGGTTGCTGGAGTCGATAATCGTTATCGTTACTTGATCACCCACCACTACTTCGTTTGTCCAGTGGTACCCATACACCTGCTGTTCAGCGTAGGAGTAATGGTTAACGCCGAGCGCTTCTTGGCCCCAGTTGAACGATCCAAAAGGTCCTGGAGGGCAGGCTGCAACGTCTCCTGAGTCGTATACTTCGACTCCAGTATCAGTTACCTGCACCCTGATTGTGGCCTCTGATGTCAAGTTGCAAAACGCGATCACTACGCATGTCAGTAGCTCGACCTGGGGAAACGTGACGGTGACAGTGGCTGACGTGCCTACGCTGCGCCATACGAGACCCTTCCGGTTATTCAGCAGGTTTGACACGGCCAAACTACCGGCTTCAGAGGACGCTGACAGCGAGGCACCTGGCCGATCTACCAAGTTGTCATAGACAATTCTCATGGGCATCCACGCAGTATGTACATTTTGTACAAATGTACATTAAAACTCACTGCAAAACCATCACCCACAAAGGTAGATGCAAGCAATTTGCTTGACCTCTTCCGGGCTTGAGAATGTCACCGCCTCTCGTGACTTGGCCACGGTATAGTTGCGAACGATGTCGTCGTCCTGTTTCATACCTTTACCCGGCATGTCAGAGGTTACGATAAGGTCGCCAATTTCTATGTCTCCGTTTTGGCCGCAGATGTTGATTTGACCCTCACCCAGCGCGTTCACGCTGACAGGGGTGTAGGTCTCGGTGAGCAGGGCGTAACCGGCTGTTGGGTAAGTGGTAGGTTGCTCTGAGATGTCTGAATTCTTATCGTATGAATTGACCAGCTCCGTGAACACAACTGGAACCTCAGGCGCCAAGACGTTAGCAAGCACGCCTATGCACGATTTTTGGCATTGACGGGAGGACCTGGCTACTGATGTCAGAACGTCTGAAACGCTGTGTTTCTTTACAATGTCAACGTCTACGAGAATATCACCAACCTCGATTGCTGATAACTCGTTGTTAAGTACCATACCTTCGTGGGCTCCAGTGAAAGGTGCAGCCGCGCCCACCATTTGGTACGCATAACTTGAGGTAGCCAGTTTGATCCAGGTACCGCCAGGTACGTTTTTGAAAAACCCACCAGCCGTACCGGATATAGTGGCTAAACCATTGATCACTCCTCCAGCGGCCAACCCAGTTCCACGTAGGTACAACCCTTCGTTAGTCAACCGAGCGGCTACAGTTCCGCCTGAGTTAACACAGTACACGCTGTCCTGTTCGTAGCTCCCGATACCTACCGTACCGATGACTACGTGATCGCCAGTGGTAGCAGTTTGCATCTTTTTGGCTACCAAGTTGTTCACGTCTATCCGGTTGGCAGACACAGTTCCAGTCTTAATCCACCCACCATCTATCTGGGTGTAGTTGAAGCTGGTTGACCCATTTGTCAACGATGTGCCGCTGAAAGTGACAAGCCCGGAAAAACCAATGCCCTGACTTGAGTTGCTAATGGCTACAGTTTGACTGCCACCATAACTGAGTTCTCTCACGGCATAGTACACGTACCAGTATCTGTTGCTGTTACCTGCCTGAAATGTCGGAGGAGTAGAAGACCAGTTCGACGTCAGGTTTCCAAACGTACCGGATGAGAAGTTGAACGACGAAGCACTTGGCTTCGTCGGGGCAGACGAGGTGGAATACTGATAGTACAGGTAACCTGTAGCTGTCCTTGGCCCTGTACCGCCATCCTCTCCGTCTTGCCCCATAGAGCCATCAGAGATTTTGGCAATCATAATTTCATCGGTGTAGACGGCGTTTGGCTCACCGCCCGTTGGCTTAAACGTGCTGGTATCTTCCACGCTGACTTCGATGACAACGTGGTCGGTAGACATGTTTGCAAACTGAAGAGTTCGAGTCTCGGGACCTGCCCCTGCGGATAGCGTTGCGGTGCCACTCTTAACTGTGAAAACTGGAGTACCTGTAATGGCTCTGAGGTTAGCAGTGAGTAGGATGCTCGTTGACCCTACCACTGCCCCGGCTGCGTCGGTTTTAAAAATAACACTACTGGCCTGCAGTTGTAATGACTTCAGACCCGGCACGTTCGTATTCGGCGGCAACCCTACAGGGAGTAAACGAGGGGAGTCGTTCAGAACTTCGTTGTCTCTATCGTTTCTCATACCAGCAATTCCAAATCGGCAGTTTTGTCGGACCAGTTCGGTCGGCAGCTTGTAACCCTAGCCAGAACGCCCGCACCCAATCCATACCTGGGGTACGAGAGCGTCACTACGTCACCGACTTCAAGCAACGCTGCCGACCCCAAGACTCTGCAGCCGTAAATAGCTCGCTGGGTGCCGAGCAGGTCAACCCTCCATTGGGCCACCTGCTGAGCTTCTGAGCCTATCTGCAGGGTGGTTTCTACGGCCTCTGGTTCGTCAAACAATCTGTGCAAGGTCACAGCGGTATCATCCTTGGCAGTTCGGTGCTTCCAATCTTCCTGCCACTGTTGTTTGTGTCGCTCTGGAATGCCCGTAGTAAGGGACTCTTGAACCGTGTAGTTGCGGTTGTAGGCAACTCTCACAGAGGGTTCTACTGAGGGCATATCCTTAATAGCGAACGAACCTTGAACGATATTGGCCTGGCTGATAGATGTCACCGGGGTTCCTGAAGGTGGAGACAGGCGCAGCATTCTCAGTTTACCCAGTCGGGACATATACGCACTGGCAAATAAGCTGGATGCCAGTTGGTTGATCGCTGACAGAATGTTGGTTCTGGAATCGTAATACACCCCTACGCAGTGTGGATGCGCTGCGTCGAAGGCGGATATGTTGGACGAATCAACTTCACCTGCTGATAGCTTGTGTGAGGGGTTGAACTGGGATGCCATTCTCAATACGAGGCTTGCCACAGTGTCTGTATAGCCATCAGCTGAGTCCCCTCTTACACTGGCTGTGATGTTGCCGATCGGACTGTTGTTAAGCGTAAATTCCCCTGCAGGTAGGTTCTTTGTAAACCCAACTGGAACGCCGTTGTCACGGACTTCCTCTATGTCAGCGACCTGACCGGTGTGCACTTTATACGTGAGCGTCTGAGGGTCAGACAGAATCGGTGTGACGTTGCTCAAATCCCCGAAAGCCATAGGTATGAACGTCTCGTCAGCGTTTGCCAGCTTTGCCTCAGAGAGCGGATAGTTTAGCGCCTGCAGGTTGTCTCTCAGGCGCAGGGTGAGAGAGTCCCGGTTCTTTGGGTCCATAGAGTCCACGTAACCAGCCTGAACCAGTTTGAACTCTGATCGTGGCCAGCGAGGGTCTCCTAAGTAGGCAGAGAACTTTCTGTTTGACCACACAACAGACGGTAGATGGTCCAGCGAGCCGTCCGTATTTTCCAGCTCTAGGGTGCCAAACCCCACAGTTACACCCCCCGAAATATCGACAGATTCTGACAAACCGCCACCGCTGGCAACCGGGGTGTACGCTGTGTTAGCCGGGGTTTCTCCTGCACTGGTAACATACGGCAGTGTGCTGAAATAGAACACCTGCTCAGAACCCTCGTAGTGGCCTTGAACCTCAAATAGAACGCACGGAATGGAGTCGTCCGACTCCAACCATGCAGATAGATCTGGGTATATCATCGCATTGTCACCTTGGCACGATCAGCCACCGACTTAGACTCGATGGCGTCTTTTGTAGACTGGGAAATAATCTGTGCAGACATGTTGCTGGCCACTACGGCGGTCTCCTCAGCGCGTTGGGCATTGCGGTTCTGATCTTCCCTGAGCTGGGTTACTTCTGCCCTTAGAGCACGAATCTCCGTTATCAGCGCCAACTTCTCATCGTCTTTGGCGCTGGAAGCAGGTATCACTTTCTCGCCACGATGTAGGATGGCCTTGTAGCCGTCGAAGGGCACCGACTCGATGCCGCCGAAGTGGGAACCGTTGGCAAAGTTTTTGTACCGGTCATAGGCGTCCTGATCCACTTGGGGCACTGAAATTCCATTTGCGGCACCTGGACCGTTCAATAGTCCAAGACGTTCTATTTCATACAGGAAATGCGATGTCATCTCCTGTATAGACATCCCGCCAGCCATCTGTTGCTGCCAGTAATAAGCCCCCTCGGCATCAGGCGCCCTGCCAAGCAGATTGTTGTACAAATCAATGATGCGGCTGTCGATACCGTCCAAGCTCAAGCCTTCAAGGCTGAACTTCGACTGGTCGCTGTAGTCTGCACCCACGCCACCAAGTGACTCAGGAAGCACCTGCGCTATAGCGTTTGCCAACTCACTCGGCAACAGGGACAAGACGCTGAGGATACTTTGGTCCAGCTGGTAACTATCGGCCAGCGCCTTCAACTGGTCTTCCAGTAGAGATTTAGCCCTGTCCTGAGTAGCCAGCAACTGATTGTCCAGCTGCTCCTTGCGATCTTCATAGCTGAGAGACGTGCCATACTGAGCTTCCAGACTCTCAAGCGATCCGAGGACGTTGTTGAAGATGCCTTCGTAAGTGGCGGAGGAGGCGTAGTAGCTTGACGCCTCGCCAAGGTAAGCCTGAGCAGCAGAATCCAGCTCTCCGGCCCTTGAGAAATCCCCACCTTCGACGGCGGCGAGTATGGACGCGTACTGACGCTGCGCCTCAGCCAGCCGTTCTGCCGGCGTCAGCGGGGAAATGTCGCTGAGCTTGAGATTGTCGATCAGAGTCCGCAAGGATTTCAGCAGGTTCTCTTCCTGGCCGATTCTCTCAAGCGCCAGGGCGTGTTCTTCCTGAGCGATCTCCAGCGTGTACTGGTAGGCGTCGTAGATGTCCTGTGCGCCGCTCTGTAAGCTCTCGATGTCCTGCTGAGACAGGTTCGCGGTGGCGTCGGAGATGCCGGTGGTCAGAGATTTAACAACATCGCTGAACAACGCCTCGCCGGTCTTCAGCTTATCCAGCCACCGGTACAGCTCCATCGCAGACGGGTCTCGACCAATGGTGTTACGGTATGTCTCGAACAAGGAAGCCGTCCACTGCTCCATCTGCGCGTAGAACTGAGCAAACGAGCCGTTGCTGTTGATCAGCGTTGTGAAGCCTTCGAGGTTGCCTGCGCGTTCCAGCTCTTCTACCAGCCCCCTGAAAGCGGCCCGTGTACCCGGTATGCCGTATCCCAGTGACTCAAGCGCCTCAGTGAGCTCCGCCATTGTGTTCGCGGCGCGTTCTTCCTCGCTGTAGAAGTTTTGGTAGTAGGCGTCCAAGTTAGTGGTGAGCACTTCAAATCCGCCAGCGAGTTTGATCATTCGCTCCGTCAGGTCCAGAGCGTCAAGACCAACCTCGTCAATCTCAAGACCCAGCTTATCGAACGCGCCTGAGATGGCTTCAAACGAACCTACCACCCGGTTGACGGTTTCAAGCTGAGTCTCGCTGCCTTGTTTGAAGGCTTCGTATATGTCTCGACCGATAAACTCGCCAAGAATCTGCGCTGAGAGGCCGTCCTTTGACGACAGGCTTGCAATAGCGTCAGCGATGATCTGATCCAGCTGCGCTGACAAGTCGCCTGAGAAGTCGTAATTGGCGCTCTCAGCGACATATTCCAAGTCCGCTGTCACAGCTGTGATGAACAGATCAGCGAACTCCTTGGCTCTACCCTCCAGCCCTTCGGGCTGGACCAGGGCCTGGCCAATCACCTCTGAAATACCGGCGCTCCAGTCCACTGAAGCACCGGTCAGGGTGTTTGAAATATCAGGGATAGAAAACCCTTCAGCCTGCTGGTAGAACGCAGCCTGAGTAGCGTTTCTGGCAACGGAGTCGAACAGACCCTCATCCGTGTCTTTCTTGAGGGTCACAAACCCGCCCATGGTACTGGGCAGAGTGCCGTCCTTACTCAGGGCGTTAAGTATGGAGAAAGACTTCACAAGGTCAGTGGTGGTATCCGTGTTACGCTGAACAAACTTACTCAGTTGGTGGTTTGCCGTTTCAGATATTATGGAGTACCTGTCGTACAGGAACTCCTCCATGCGAGCCTGATCGCCTCGCTGTCCCCCACGTTCGAATCCTTCTACGGATGTTTTCGCTGCGGAAATTTCAGCTTCCGACATACCACTGGCTATTAGGGCGTCGAGGGATACCAGCGCATCAAGTGCCTCTTGCCAGTCCTCCACTTTTCCATACTTGTTTATATGGATAGACGACTTGCCAAACGCAGTCACTGCGTTTATTTCTTCACTGTCAGGCGCAGTTGGGTGGTAGGTGTAGTGCGGAGACTTGTCAGCCTCATCGTAGGTGTAGATGCTGCCGGTCATACGATAGGACTTGTCACCACCAAACAGCGAGCCGCCTAGAGCCATACCCAGGACCGCGCCGATAGCTGCTCCTACTGGGCCGGCCCAGGACCCAGCTGTGGCCCCGGCTGCAGCGCCTGACCCCCCTGCGATAGCAGCGCCTGCCATGCCTCCAAGGATTGATCCGCCAGTGGTGAAGGCTGTGTTAACCCACGGGTTCTCTGCGCCCTGAACCCCAAGTAACGACCCACCTATCGCTCCCAACGCACCCCACGGGGAATATGAGAGGCCTTGGCTGAAAAGGGAGGCGCCTTGGGACATGACAGGGGCTGTGGAGGAGATTACCTGACTACCTCCAGATATGGCCTGGAACGAACCAGCTGGTGGTGGCACCGCAGACATTAGTGCCCCTTCAACCCCTGGTAACGCTGATGCCAGTGCCTGCCCACCTCCTGGAAGCGCGGTTGCAATGGTCGTAGTGCCTGCAGTGCTTAGCCCTAACGACTGTCCCATCCCGCTCGTAGCAAAATCATTGAACCAGCTGACATCTGCCTGACCGCCGCCCTTCCAGAAGTCCCACGCACTCTTGCCCATTTCGACAAGGTTGCCCATGCCGCCGCCAACAGTTACGCCTTGCTCACCTGCCCAGGCATTGGCGGCTTTATCCATCCCCATCATGCCGCCAACGGAGGCAACCATGTTGACGATGATCGGCTTGATCGCAGCTTGGTAGGCAAGCTCGGCCAGCATCCGCTTGAATGAGCCTACGATGCTGTCGAAGTAGCTCTCGGTGTCTTTGAATCCACGTTCCAAGAGGCCGATGGTTTCTGACTCGATGGTGGAGTACATGGACTCCAAGGAGGCAACTTGCTGCTGGCCGAAGCGAGCCGCTTCACTCAGTTCAACCTTCTGTCGGCCAAGCAGAATCAGTATTTCCTTCTCTACCTTAACTCGGTCCTCAAGGTCAGCGATGCCCTCCTCTCCGACCTTGCCTAGAGCAATGGCAGCGGAGAGCTGTTCTTCAGCCAGGCGTATTTGGCGTTCCTGTTGCTTGATCGCCAGTTCGCGCTGGTACTCCTCGTCATCCAGCAGTAGGACGCCTCGTTCGTATGCGGCGTTGATGTACTCAATTGAGGCGTACTGGGACTCCAGGGCTTCCTTGCGCTTCAGCGTCTGCTCAAGGGACTTGGCAGCTTGCTCGTTCGCTCTCTGCTCGTCCTTTACGGCGCGGTCGTTCTGCTGAGCAATCTGGCCCTTGATTCGTTCTTCCTGCTGCAGCAGTTTGAGTGCACGTTCCTTGGCGTTGTTGGTGTTGCTGAGGCCCTTCTGTTCTTCTCCAAGGTACTCCTGCTCAAGCTGCAGGCGCTCTGCACGAACCGCTTTCAGCTTGTCCTGAAGGCTGACCTGCCCAAGCAGTTCGGCCTTCTGGTCACGGTACGACTGGACTACCTCCGCTGACTTATTTGCGGTGTCTTCATTTGCGGCTTTAAGTGCCTGCTCGTGCTTGATTGTTTGGGCTTTGTAGGTATTTACAGTTTCTGCGAGCCTAGCAACTTCAGCCTGTTTGACCCTGACGCCCTCTTGGGCCTGTTCCAGCGCCTCAGCGCTTATTTTGCCCTCTACAAACAGTTTCGAGAGGTTCTGGAAGCTGGCCTGCATCGTCAGATATTCTGCGCCGGCTGATGCCAGAGCCATCTCGGCCTCGGCCTGGCTTCCGAACAGCCCAGACTCCTCTTTGGCTATGCCCGCCGCCTGCAGTGCTCTAGCAAGCTCCTCAGCCTGCCGCGTCTGCTGCTCCATTGTGGAGCGAACCTTGTCTGCCTCCTCCAGGTTCTCAAGTGCAAGATGCTTGTGCAGTTCCTCTTGCGCCATCGCGTAGGCAGTAGCAGTGGTTTCCAGTGCACCCTGTATGGAGTTGTACTCAGCAATCAGCTGATCCGCTTCCATGTCCCGATACCGGGACAGGCGGTTCTCCATCGCGTAGTCAACACCTTCACGGCCAAGCCCGAAGTTGTTCTCCAGGTAGTCGCCGCCAGAGTTCATCATGCTGTAGGCGCCGTAACCCGCAGCGCCTACCGAAAGTCCTTGCAGCCCGTACTGCAGGCCTTTGGCCAACAGCGTTCTGCCGGCACCTATAGGCGTGACGCTTGACACGATCTGACCGGTGGAGGCAAGTGCACCCGGGATCGTCTGGGTGTACTTTCGGCTCTCCGAACCAGACATGATCATGCCGGCCAGCATACGGTTGTCAGTTTGCTGTTTCAGGCCTGTGTACAGTTGGACCGGGTTGCCACTCTTGGAAGCCTTGCGGCCGCGCAGCCACTCAGCACCGAGGGCTCCGTATGAGGCCGCTGCGTTGACCCCTGTGCCGATCATGTTGACCGCACCAAGTGCGAACATACCGGCTTTGGCAGCGGCCAACAGCTGGACGATCTCAGCGATCCAACCAGCCATCGTCCTGAACTGCTCGTTGATATCCTTGATGTCCAGGGACTTCACGAAGTCAGTAGCTGCCTGCACGAGGTACCGCAGCTCTTCCTTGTTCATATCGTAGAATTCGAGGTATTTTTCCTCGATAGCTGCCTGGAGCTTCAGCCAGTCACCACGAAGGTTGTCCTCCATGATAGACTGCATGATCTTTGCTGCGCCTGCGTTCTCATGCAGCTGCTGAGTCAGTACCTTCAACTCTGATGCGGACTTTCCGACTTCAATGCCGAGCTTCTTGGCTTTCTCAGCCGCTGCTTCTGTGGCCTTGGCAGAGTCGATCATGGCCTTCAGGCCCGCTGCCTGACGCTTACCGACAATCGCCTCGATGTCAGAGAGCGTCATCTGGGCGTTGGCCATCTCGGTCAGCAGCTCAGTCCAGTTCCGCATCCGACCTGAGTTGTCGTCTACCTGAATACCGTACCGCTGCAGGACTTCCATGGCCTCGGCCGTGGGTGCCAGCAGGGACAACATGGAGGTACGCATCGCCGTACCGGCACGGGACGCCTTGATACCGGTGTTATGAAGCACTTCGAGGGACGCAGTGATCTCCTGCAGGGAGATGTCAGCCTCTCGTGCCAGCGGTGCCACGTAGGACATGGCGTTGCCGAGCTGTCGAACGTCCATGTTGGAGTTCGTTATCGCCGTGGCCATGTCGTCCACGATCTCACTGATTTGACCTGCTTCCAGGCCCATGCCAACCATGATGTTGGTCACGATGTCGGCAGTGGTGCCCATATCCAACATGCCGATGGACGCCAGTCTCAGAGACGGCTCCAAGGCAGTCAGAGCGTCTTCTGTCTTCAGGCCCGCCATACCGAGGTACATGAGGCCGTCAGAGACTTCACGCGCCGTGAACACAGTGTTCTCTGCAAGAGAGCGCACTTCCTCCGTCAAGCGGATTGTGTTCGCGCCGGAGGCGTCCATGATGGCGTTAACACGGTCCATCTGAGACTCAAACTCGGCACCGGCCTGGATCGAACTTTTCAGCGCGGACCCTACCCCATACACCGCAGAGGCGAATAGGATAGTTGAGCTGGTGAACATGCCGAATGAGGTGCCGATACCTGCAAGGCCAGCACGGAAGCCAGCTGTAGCCTGATTGGACAGGTTGACAGCTGTGGTGAGTTCACGAACGCTGCGCTTGAACCGGTCAGTAGCGGTGCCGGCCTTCAGGAGTTCGTCACGGGTCTGTTTGAGCTGGCGCTTCTGCCGCTCAAGCTCCATGAACTCCTTGCCCTGGGCCGTCTGCAGGAACTGGATTTCGGCTTTCAGCTTGCGGATGCTATCTGAGTGATCGTTCACCGCAACCGTTGTTTTCTTGATGCCAAGCTGCTCTTCGGCCCAAGCCTTATCTGCCTTTTTCTTTTCAGCCAGCTCCAGGCGAGCAAGCTCAATGTTACGTTGGGTGGCAGAATTGTATTGGTCTCGGGCCGCTCTGGCCTTGGCAAGCTCACTGCTCTGCTTTACTTGTTCCTGGATGAGCTGACGCTTCAGAGCGATCTCGGCCTTCATCAGCTCCTGGCGTTTACCTTCTTCGGTTTTCAGGTAGTCCAGTTCGGCGCGGAGCTTTTGCAGCGTCTGGCGGCGTTTCTCTTCCTCGACAACCAGTTCCCGCTGCCCACGCAACTGCTGCTCCAGAACTGCACCACGCTTGCCTTCTGCAGAGTTCAGGTAGGCAAGTTCGGCGCGTAGGTCTTTGATTCGATTCCGACGGGCGTCTTCCTGCCCGGCCAGTTCTTTTTGGCGTTTGATCTGACGCTCAATAGACAGCGCCCGTTTACCTTCATCGGAGTTCAGGTGCTTCAGCTCTGCCCGAAGGTCCTTGAGGCGGTTCTTCCGACGCTGATCCTCTGTGACCAGTTCCTTCTGACGTTTTACAGACAGTTCCAGCTCAGCGGCAAGCTGCCCCTGCTCTGACTTCAGGTACCGCAGTTCAGCGCGTAGGTCTTTCAGTCGGTTTGCCCGACGCTGCTCCTGAGTGGCCAGTTCTTTTGTGCGCTTGAGAGTCAGTTCTTCGGAGGCGGTTTTCTTGCCAGCCTCAGAGTTGAGGAATCTGATTTCCGCACGAAGGTCTTTGAGCTTATTCTTGCGGCGCTCGTCCGCTGTGGCCAGTTCTTTCTGGCGCTTGATTGCCAGTTCAAGGGAGGCGGCTTTCTTGGCTTCCTCAGTCGATAGCTGGCGAAGTTCGGCCCGAAGGTCCTTCAGTCGGTTTTTACGCTGCTCTTCAGCGACGGCCGCTTCCTTCGAGCGCTTGACCTGAAGGGCGAGCGATTCTGCCTTCTTGCCTTCCTCAGAGGCGAGGTAGCGAAGCTCAGAACGAAGGGCACCAATCCGTTCTTTTCTCTTTGTCTCAGCGAGCGCTGCTTCCTTTGCGAGCTTGATTTTATGCTCAAGCAGCAGTGCGTCTTTGCCCTCTTGGGTGCTGAGGTGTTTCAGTTCGGCAGTGAGGTCTTTGACCCGTTGTGTCCGTTTGCGGTCGGATTCCTCAGTGGCCTTTGCGGCTTTTAGCTGTGCTTCCATGCCTCGTACAGTTTGAGCCATGGTGGTGTTGAACAGCGAGGCTTCGGCTTGCAGCTTTATGTGCTGTTCAGCCAGTTTCATCTCAGCTTCACGCAAGTAGGCTGTGCGCATACCTGCGTGAGTCATCTGCATGATTTGCTGTTCGAGGGCGGTGCTGTAATCTTTGGAGGACTTATGGACCAGCTGCTGCAACTTCTGCTGGTCCCTCAGCACATTGTTGTACTTCTGAGTTTTCTGCCAGGTTTCCTGAAGGAGTTTTGCTTCTGCTTCAAGGCCCTTAACCAGACTTCCGGTTGCAGCTCCTGCGTTAGCAGCTGCCTTTGCGTAGTCCGTCCCTATCACCTTGACGGCTTTCTCAGCGGCTATAGATAGGTCTTGCGCCTCTTTCCCGGCGTCTTCCAGCGTTTTCCCGATGCGAGCTATCGCCTGCTGAATACTCTGTTCACCTTCGAGAGCGACATCGAGAACAAACGCCATATTAAGTACCCTGCTTCTCTGAGAGCTTCTGTGAAATTACCCGGCGTTCGGCGGCGTCACAGCCCACGACAACCTCGGTGAGCCACCGGGTATAAACGGGGTCAGAATACCGCAACGTGGTACAAATGTACATTTGTACATCGGTGAGAGGGATAGGCTGGTAGCCCGTTTCATTGGAGGGTCTTAGCTGCTTGAGGAAGTTGAAAACGTGGAAGGCTTCGTTGAAGTGCGACGGTAGCTGAGGGAGTTCGTCGTGCTCCTGAAGAACCTTTGGCTTTTCACCCCATCGCCTCCAGGCTTCGTGAAGGGATGCCAGATTGACATCCCCATGACGAGCGTACCAGCTTACGACTTTTTTGCGGCCTCAACGTCGTCCTGCAGGTTTTTCAGCAGGTACTTGTCGCGGTTGCCGGACATCATGCTCATGTCCTTGCGGAAATCCTTGGACAGCAGCAGGTACTGTTCAGCGGTATTCTGAGTGTGCTTAACCTTCTTGCCTTCCAGGTCTTCAAAGCCGTCCCAGTCGAGCAGAACTGCTTCAGACATGATCTTGGCTTCGCCAGCCTTAAACAGGTCTTCGCGCTGCTGTTCACCTTCCTCGCCTTTATCGGCCAGGGCTTCCAACAGGGCTTTATTTTCCTGGTACCACTCCATGCGCATACGCTGGGCTTTTTCATTGTTGAAGCGGGCCAGCTTCACACGACTGCCTCCATCGTAGTCCATCCAGATGCCTTCGATTTCAGCTTTTTCGTCAGTGACAGTGTTATGGATGCAAAATGCCATTGGTCTACCCTATAAAAGAAAAATGTACAAATGTGCATAAGATACTACAGCACATTTGTACATTTGTACAAGCCGAAACGGCTGTCTAGTTATTGACCAGCAACCTTAGGCTGCTACACGCACAATGTAAGCAGTGCAGTTTACAGGAGCACCCGCAACCGTAACGGTCTTCGGGAACGCCTGCATCTGCACCGGGGAACGCATGGTCACATCCACCTGCGGAACGTCTTCATCGTTCTGCATCACACGCACAGCAGGCATTACCAGTGTGTAGGCGTTGCCGTTCACAGTGAAGGTGATTTCGACGGACAGGTTCTTGTCGTTCCACATCGCGTCCAGAACAGCCTGGTTGCGGAAGTAGAACGTACCATTCACCATGCAGCCGAATCGACCAAAGCCGATGTTGGCAGAGAACCGATGACCAACTGCCTTGTCTTCACGCAGGTTGGAGTTGAATTCGACAGAACCTTGCTCCAGTACCAGGTCCATAGGGACGCCGTTCTCGTCCTTCACGATCAGTGACGTGATGGAGTTGGAGGAGTCGATGGGGTCACTGTTACCACGCACTGCGTAGGTGATACCAGCGATCTCACCTGCTTTCGGGTCAACGGAGGCGTCCTGCTCGTCGTAGGCGAAGCCCAGCCCCAGGAAGTTGGTGTTCAGCGTAACCCAGTCTTCAGACGGCAGGTTCAGAGTCGCAGTGGACAGGTACTGAGAGAAGAAACGTCTGAAGTCGTTCCATTCATTACCGGCGTCGTCCAGGCGCTTCAGCTTACGCTCGAAGAAGAACGGGACTTTCTCCAGTCCGTTCCACAGAACGTGAGTTTTGCCTGTGGCGTCGGCGGTGTCTTCCACCCAGTCGTTGCGGAATGCAGCGCGGAGGAAGTCATCGTATTCACCGTAGCGGAAGTTCATGTTCACCGCGCCGCCTGCAGAGCCACCCATGGTGCGGGCAGTGGAATACTGGCCGTCGTCACGGATGTCGTCTGAAGTCTTGGCACTGATCGTCGGCTTCAGGTTGTCGTTCAGGATGTTGATCGGCTTCAGTTCAGTTGCCGTCAGGTCAGCCAGCGTGGTAGCCGCATCAATCGCGTATGCCAGCTGTGATGTATTCGAGTCTGTAAAACTCATAAGTCACCTCTTAGGTTGTTTCAAAATACTCGATTGGGAATGAAACGATCTTGGTCAGCCTTCCACGGAATTCGTAGGGTTTTGACTGTCCTTGGGCGTTACGGATTTCCGCTCCGCCTATCGTTTTCCTCTCAACTAGCGGGTATAGCTGGCTTTCCAATTCGGCCAACCGCATGGTACCACTTCCGGGCTCGATGTACATTTGCACATCAAGGTACGCAAGCACACGGGTACCGGAGTGCCTGCTTACGCCGGCTGCACCTCGAGCGGTGACGCCGATGTCTATTTCAATAAACTCGTGACTGGAATCGAACAAACTGCCAGTGACCTGGCCGGTTATGTCAGTGCCACCTGCACCCGATTCGCAGATGGGAGTTGCTGGCCAGTTGTCGATCAGGTGGTTGGTGATTGCCAGTTTCAGGGTTGGGAATGTTGTTGGCACGGCTACAGCTCCTTGTTCCCACGGAATGTTGCAGTTCCTGAGCCCCAGTCGAACGTCCTGGCTGCGTTCATCGCCTTTGACCCTGCAATCCTGGCTTTTTCCAAAGCGTCGTGAGTGAGCGTTTCTGGCGTAATATTGTTTTGGAAAGCCCTTTGCCCGTAGGCGCCATCAGGGTCAATAGGGTTGAACAGAGTTAGCGCAACGTGACGCAATCTGTAGACGTTATGGTCTATAAAGGCAAACCCTTCTTTCAGTGTATCAGCCGTGACCTCTACACTGTTTGCCCCTTTGTCACCTCTATAGCCTATTGGAGCCATTCCATATAGCACTTCAGGGTCTTTTCTCATACCTCTGCCAGGACTAGCCAAGGTACCAATTGACCAGTGCCATGCGGCGTTACCGGAGTCCTGCTTGGTGCTATTCACCGCAGTGGTTAGGGCTTCTTTAAGGGCCGCCGATAGAATGTCTTTGCCCACAAGGTTTAGGCGCCTGGAGACCTGTCTAAGATACTCCTCGTTGGCCTCTTTGTACCGGCTAGTAGACCTTGAAACCTTGTCAGACAATAGTCTAGTCATCACTTCATCCTCACGACCCACTGCCGGCGATACTCCGCCTGCTGGACATAGCTGACGGTGTAGGACTTGCCATTCAATTCCACCGCCATGTTCGGCTTCGGCTCAAACCCGATGTGATCCAGCTCGATCCGTACCTCAACGTAGTCAGCAGAGTCTTTGCTGAACCCGTCATCTGAGTTGTGCACGTCGGTGAGAATGCCGCTTACGTTGCGCTCTACAGGCGCTGTGATGTACTGGCCGGTGTTGCGGTCTCTGATGCGCTGACCGGTGCCGAGCGTGAACACCATGTTGACATAATGCACATCCCGGTTGACCAGCCTCAGCAGGCGTAGGCCGGAATCGTAAGCCACCTCATCCGCTACGTAGGTCACTCCGTTCAGGGTTAAGCGGTCGCCATCCCTCAGGTCCACCCGTGCCTCAGCGAAGCCGAAGTAGTGGCCGATCTGTGTTTCTTTCGAGCCCGGCTCAGTGGCAGTGGTGCGCAGCTCCAGATCGAGGTACGTTACCCCTGCCGACTGCATGGCTACCCAGCCCAAGTCATCACCGGTTCCAAGCACAGCAGGCCGGTCGATGGCTGCGATACCTGCAGAGAGGTCGGGCGTGACCATGTGGCAGATGGTGAGCTGAGTCACCTTGTCCATCCAGAGGGTGTCTTTTCTGGACACCCCCAACAGGTAGACTTCACCTGTGGTCTTCAGCCGGATCACATCGTAGGGCTGCAAGTTCAGGTCGAATGATGAGTACAGCATTCGCTTGCGGGTCGGCCGGTTGAAGTTGGACAAGAACCGATCTGATGCAGCAAGTCGCCCTGAAAATCCATCGACCCACTGACGGGTTACAGGGTCCAGGTACTCGAACTCGTTCGCGTTGAAATGAGTTGCTACGCGACCAAGGTTCATTCGCCAGTTACCGGGTCATAGGATGGGTTAACCACACCGAACAGCGGGAACGTACCGGCTGACAGAGGTTCCAGTTTATCGACAATCGACTGTCGGAACTGGTCAGCTTTCTGGTAGAGATTGCCGGCCAGCTTCGTTGGGTTTACAGAGTCGAAACGCTGTGCCTCGTTCTCTCCGTCGCTGATCCGGCGTAACAGCAGACCTGGGGCTGACTCAGCCAAAACTGCGGAGGCATAGTATTTCACGAATGCCTTCAGACGCAGGAATACGAACTCGCGTACATCTGCGCTCTGAGCACTCCAAGTGTCGTCGATCACGGCCTGAAAATCTGGTAACCAGCTTTGCAGGTCGATCTCAACTTCGTCTTGCAGGTTGAGGTTGGCGATAACAGAATCTGAAGCATCAGTCTCAGACATGCCCAATGTGGATCGGATTGTCGCAAGTGTCACAATGCCCAGAATATCCATCATCGCCGCTCCCGATTACTTGACGCGCTTCAGCAGGCCAGCGCCCACCTGCAACTCTGCCCAGCTGTCGTCCTTGAGTTCCTTCACCTCTTTAAAGGCGATTCGGATACCGGTGGACGGCTGAACCAGATAAGCACCGCGCTCCATTTGGAACTTGACCAAACCTGAAGCCTGAGCCTGAGGCTCCCGGGTTTCAGGTCCCTGGGTTTCAGGTTCCTGAGCTTTAGCGGCGGGTTTCTTGGCTAGTGCCATGATCTTCTCCTTTAATCGCTATCCAGTGATAACGGGGGTCGAAAGACCCCCATCAGTCTTAGACAGTCAGGTCCAGTACAGACCAGGCTTCGTCGTACAGACGGCGTGACATTTCACCGTGATCCACACGGAATGCCTTGGCCTTACGCAGTACAAAACTCTCGATAGCTTCATAGCTGGCAGACACGTTCACCATGCGACGGATCGCGTAGCGGGTGTCGAGGCCAACGATACGGCCGGCGCCGACCACGGAGTCATCCACGATCAGAACCTGAGGCGGAGCGATGTTCAGGTTGCTGATGCCGAAGCCGACAGCAGTTTCACGACGGTCAGTGCTGTGGTTCAGAGCCACCAGGGTTTCGTCCAGCTCGATGGCGGTGTCCAGGGACATCATCACACCGTTCAGGGAACGCTTCTGGTACTCAGAGCGCAGCCACTTGATCCATGCCTTACGGCTGATCTTGCCTGCTTGAGTGATTGAAGAGTCGAAGGACTTGGCGGTCACAACTGGCAGAGCAGCCATACCGATGTCCTTGTCACCCAACACCATGTTGCGGATGTTGTTTTCAACCATGCGGATGCGCTTGCCACGAGCGTGGGCAGACATCGCCAAGTTCACCAGGTCCAGGCTGGTCGCTTCCAGTGCGTCATCAGACACCATCAGACCGATAGAGTCGGTCGGGATACGGTGAGTTGTATCGCCAACAGTGATGGTTACCAGGCTGGCCGGTTCCGCCAACTGAGCGATCTGCTGAGAATCAACGCTCTCGTTCGCACGAGTGTCGATGGTCGGCTGATCCACGCGGGAAGATGCCACGTTCTCGGTCAGCGCAACCATGCGGTTGTAGCCGTCGAGGAAGTCGGACTGGTCTTCGATCAGGTAGTCACGCATGGTCTCCAGGATCACCTGAGGGAACAGCATACGAGCACTGATGTTGTTGTTGGTGCCGTCAGGTGCACGGACAGCGTTCATGTCGATACCGACGTTGCCGCTCAGAACGTCCTTCATGGAAGGTGCGATCATGCCAGCCGGGCGATCTTTCTTCGCCATGATGCCGGAGTGCAGCAGAGCCTGTTCAAACGGGGTGCCGTAGTCCAAGTCGGCGTCTGCACACTTGTGCATCAGCAGAGTCGGCACGTCCACCTTCTTGTCGGCAGCTTCCTGGTACAGAGTGTGGTCGATGTTCTTCTCGACCAGCTTACCTTCTGTGTTGCGGTACTTGATAATAGCTTCAGGCATTTTGGATTCCTCTAGTGGTCTTTGGTTAGGGCTTCAGTCTTACTGGCGTTCCAGCAGAACTTTGTCACCGGCTACGCCAGTGCCTTCAATTGCCAAGACCTGCCACAGGAACTTGGTCGGGTTGCCAGTTTTCACCTTGGCGTAACCCTTGGTGCCGAATGCAACCTGCTCATCAGCGACTACAAAGTCATTGACGGCCATTGCAGTTGCGCCCTGATTGGCACCTACTTCAGCGATGATGCGCTTGCGGCGCTGGATACCGCCGAAGGAGTAACCTTCGTTAACGGTGTCACCACGAACGGAGTCGATGAAGCCTTCAATCTCCGCATCGGCCGGGGCCAGTACGAAGTTCTGGGCATCGCCCTTTACCACGGCTTTGCCATAATCCAGCTCGGAACGGGCCTGGTTGGTATCATCACCAATCGCTGCAGAGATAATGTCCATCTCAGCCGGCGTGGTGGTCAGCATTGTGTGCTTGAATGCAGGCATGACTGTTTCCTCTTGAGTGTCTGCTTTCTAAGTCGTTACTTAGGCTGCTTACGTTTATGAGCGACTGCACGCTCAGCAAATGTCGGAGCGGCTGAGAGACCAGCACCGGTTTCAGGTTCAGGCTTGTCAGTGTCCGGGGACACGGAACGCTGCCCAACCTTGAAAGTTGATTTGAACTTGGTATCGACCTTCTCGTAATGCTGAACTGCGGTTGCGCAATCCAAGAAGTCCAAGTCCATAGGAATGCCACCCATGGCGATCACTTTTTTGTTCGCAGCTTCAAGGACAATGCCTTTCATCTGGGTATTCAGTTCTTCAGCTGCCTGTAGCTTCTCAGCCAGAGCGTCACGCTCAGCCAGTGCAGTTTTCAGTTCTTCGCCCATTTCAGGTACCGGGTTGACCAGTTCTTCACCTTCCTCACCAGCAGAGGCTCCTTCGCCTGCTTCTGGGGAGGTCGTGGTGACCTTGGCTACCAGGCCCTCGTCGATTGGCAAGCCAGCTTCGAGCTTGGCCAGTTCTTCAGCAGACAGGTCCGCACGACCCTCCGGGCTCAGATCGTCCAAGCCCTGACCGGCAACAGCCTCTCGGTGCCCCTCAGCCAAGCCCTGACCGGCGACCGCTCCATTATCGGAGGGGGCCGGAGCCTGCTGAGCCTCTTCGGCCTTCAGCTTTTCTTTAGGCATAGTGCCTCCGTAAATTGTCCGTCCGTCGCCGGATCGGGATACTTGAAAACGTCCCAGCAAATCCTGCAGGGTCGCTACCTCATCTGCGAGACCGAGGTTCAATGCCTCGCGCCCGTAGAAAGTCTTGCCTTCGCCCCAATCAGCTTGGGAAGCCAGGGACACGTTGCGGTTGCGGACAACGGCTTCGATAAAGAAGGAATTGGCCTTGGCCAGCTTGTCTTGGAAGTAGGCTTTGGATTTCTCATCCAGGTCTTCAGCCGGGTGGCCCAGCGCCTTGAACTCGCCCTCGCGCAGAATTGTGTAGACCACGCCGTTCTTATCCAGCATCCCCTTGTAGGAGACGTGGACGTTCACGGCGCCGATGGAGCCTAGCTGGCCCATCTCGTCAACAGTGATTTTGCGGGTGGAGCTGGCGAGCCAGTAGCCTGCGCTGAATGCAGCGGTGGCGGTGTAGCCATAGACGGGTTTCACGTTCTGGTCGAAGAACCCGATGTAATCGCCTGCGGCCTTGATGCCAGAAGCGGTGCCTCCCCCAGTGGAGAAGTGCATCAGCACCTGGTCCACCGATTCGTCGGCGCCCGCCTCTGCCAAGGCTTCCTGAATCTCCTCATAGGAGACCATTCCCAGGTACTCGTTGTACCAAGCCTTGGTATTCACCAAGTCACCGGCAACATTCAGAACAGCAGTGTTGCCACGACGCTCCAGCAGCCAGGATTCGTACTCTTCGTCTTCATCCTGTTCTTTGCGATCTGACTCCCACATGCTGCGCATGGTGGCCATGTAAGCCGGATCGTCGATCTTTTTGAGTTTGTCGAGGTACCCCATGTAGCTGGCGTAATCCCCGAACCAGATGTTGCCCGTCATAGGCCGTCTACCTCAGATTTCAGGTTCACTGATCGGAGCCCCCTGCTTTGGTTGGTGTACCTGGATTCAGGTCTTTGCCCATTGCATCTGCCCGATCTACGGGTGCTTCTGGTTCACCTTGGGAGGCGGTGTAAAAACCGGTTCCTGCCAGCTCTGTCATGTCCGAAGTGATTCGGATGCCGAGGTCGCACCGGGCGGTAACATCGTCCATAAGGCCGAACGACAGCAGTTGAAGGATTCTGTTCTGGCGAGCTGTTTTGTAGGCTTCCAGCTCACTGTCAGGGCGCAAGTCGATCTCGCGCATCTTGAATTTCACGTACACCGGGAGACCGTACAGCCTGGTGGCCAGAGTCAGGATGCGACTCATCAGGTCTTCTACCGGGGCGGTGAGGGATTTGGCGATCTTGAGGTAAGTCAGCGTCTCTGCATTGCTCAATGATTGAGAGCCGTCTGTGCGAAGACCAGAGATGGAGCTTGGGGTCTTCATAGAGCTGCCGGTCATGTTCGAGAGCAGTTTCAGCAGTGGTGCGTAGTCAGACTTGTTGCCCCCGGTGTCTTCCACGCTGAATTCTACGGAGTCGAATGACACCACTGCGTCATCTGGCTCAATCCCGGCAAGTGCTGTCTCAACATCGGCCTTGACCTGTGCCAGGTACGCCGCCATTTTCTTGGGGTCGTTCTTGGTTTCTTGGCTGGCTGTGGCCGCAATCTGCTCAGTGATGAGCTTGGCGACCAGACGGCTGTGTCCGGTTTTGCGAACGCCACGGCGAGTGTCCTCCAGGAATTCCTGCAGCATAAACGACTGCTTGAGACCTGCGCGGAACAGAGAAAATGCGTAGGCGTCTTCGGCTTCCAGGTTGCTCTCAGCCACAAAGAACGTCGGGATGTTGAGATTCACATCCTCGCCACCGCTGGAGGCTTTCTGAGTCGGGTAATAGGCACCCTTACCATCAGACTTCTTGCTGAGGGTGTTGTAGGCGACGACCTGGATGCGATCTGGCAGCATCTGATCATTCAGGACCAGCTCACCTGCGCAGCCGCCTGTCAGGCCCACCTCGCGGATGAGGGTTTCCTTGACGGCGTTGATCGAGCGCTTGTGGTTGAAGCCCTTGCTGTAATCGCTGAGGGTATCCATCAGGCCCATGATGTACTGGGCGATCAACGTACCTTCCTTCGATGCAGCGTTGGTCTCGCTGTCGTAGGCAATTACATCGTGTTCGGTTTTTGCAATCTGAACCATGGAGTAGACGGCGGTGGACATCATGCCGTCTTGGGCGGCGAGCGCCCGGATGATCGCTGTGGAGTCCCCTCGCTTACGGAGGACGCTGGACAGCTCTTCTACAAACCGCTCATACGGATTTGAGATGTCAGAGTCCCGTTCCCCTGCATAAGGAGTGCCGGAACGCACCTTGCCAACCTGCCGCTTTGGCAAGATGACTTGCTGCTTTTTACCTGACGAGACTGCGGCCATTGACGATCACCATGGAGTACATGATCGCCATTTTATGTACAAATGTACATTTGTACAAGCCTGTCAAGAAATCAGGTTATCAGACAGGCAATTATGACCTTTCCCAGTTTCCCAAATTTTTTCCCAAATGGACTTTTAAAAGGCCTGTTTTCCCAAAACTGAACCCAACTTTCCCACCGTATCGAACCAAAATGATGGGTAAGTGATTGTTTTATGGGTCGTGGCGGGTCGAGACGGGTTAGCGTTGATAACCATGTCTTATCAATAGGTTTTCAAAACGCCTTTAATATCAGGCGGTTACAAGCGTCGGTATTTTTCGTTTCCCATTATTTTCCCAATTTCGACATTTCAAGCATGTCGGCATCGGAGCTGATCCACTTCGCATACCGGCTCAAAAGCACCGGCACTGTGTTTCCCAACTGCTGAGCTACAAACGCAGGAGTGATGCCTGCCATGAGGCACACCGACGCATAGGTGTGGCGCATAGAATACGTGCTTCTGACACGAATACCAGACTCCACGAACGCCTGGTTCAGCCGATCACGGAACGTGGTGAGGCTCTTGAATCCCTCTGGCGCCCGGTACGTCCAGAGTAGCCTATGGGAAACAGGATTGCCCTTTCCCAATTCCAGCAGCTCCTCAAACGCCTGGCGAGAGAATTCGTTCATCAGTACGATCCGGTTTTTCTTGGTCTTGGTGTACGCCTGCACCTGCCCTTTTGAAATGAGCTTCGTCACTGATACTCGTCCGGTGCTGAGCATCACGTCCCGCTGTTCCAGTGCGATCATCTCGCTTGGCCGCATACCTGTCCAGAATCCCAGAACGTAGTACAGGTAGATCGGCCTCTGCCGACCAGTGTACTTTCTCTCCAGCCAGGCGAGCACAGTGTCCCGCTCCTCTGGGGTCAGTGGATCAGGTTCAGTGTCATTGTCCTTGGTGATCTTGAGCACTTCCGCTGGAGACTTGGAGATGTAGCCGTAGCTGACGGCCAGGGCCATGACCTTTCGCAAGGCACTGTAGGTAAGGTTGCGAACTGACTGTGATGTGAACTTCTGCGCCCGGCTCCATGCCACCAAATCGCCTTCTGTGCAGTAGCGCACATCAACTTCGGCAAGCTCGGGCATCACGTAAGCATTGAGCTGCTGTCGGTAGGAGGTTCGGCTGTTGGCCGGCATCCCGCTGTTGTCGAGAAAGTCCTGTGCCAGGGTCCAGAGGAGGTACTTTGGGTTGGTTTCAGAATGTTCTTTGGCGTGGGCGTATTCTGGGAAGTGGTCAGCGAGATATTCGAGTGAGAGTATCCCGCTTTTGGCGCGTAGAGTTATCTCAGCACGAAGGGCTGAGGCTGCTGCGAGGTTTTTCGGGCTCGGCTTGCGCGGCCAGATTGGCTCGTACCGCTTCTTGTCCCAGCTGAAACGGATTTGGATGCCTGAGCCGTATGGCCGGACGCCCGTTGGATACTGCTTTTCACCCACGCTTCCACACCTGATAGAGAGACCCAAATCTGGCCATCGGGATCATGGAAGAACTGAACACCCTCCTCCCATTTGCCGTCTTTGATCTTGCCTTTGACGTACTGATCGCCCTTACCGATCAGGGCGCAATATGCCTTGTGCGGCATTACATCCATTTTAACAGGTGTGGTCATGTTGGTCACTTTTGGTCAGAAGCTAGTTGGCATATGTCCAAATGTACATTTGTTTGTGCCTAAGTGTCAAATGTACATTTGGACAAAGGATGTTTTAGCGTCTGAACGCAGCCAACGGGTCTCTCAGGTGCTCAGCATCCTCGTCGAAATCGGAGTCCCGCATTTTCACCCCGGAGACCCCTGGTAACGCGCCGACCACATGTGACCGTCCACCTTCTGACGCGATCAGAAATGCCAAATAGGTATAGTTCAGACTGTGCCCGAAGTGGTCTGGGCCGGTCTTCACGATGACCTCGACCATATCGCCGGTGCCGTCCTCGCGGGAGATTTTCTTGACGTTGGTGACCTGCTCCTTGAACACATCCATGATCGGCGCGGCATCCCGGCGCGGATACTGGATATAACCAGTGTTGTGCAGCTTCATCAGGTCTGAGAACATGTTGGTCCTGTTGACCTTGGCCACAGGTTCGGAAGCAGGATCATCTGGCAGTTCGTAGGTCTTCAGACCTACTTTCTTCACGTACTCCACCGCATAGGCGTTCACGCCGTTCATCCAGCCCCAGGACGTGAGTTCTCGTACCAGTGTGATGTCTGGCCCGGCATCCATACAAAACGTCCTGACGCCAAAATAGGCGATCCTGGCCATGATCTTGTTTTTCGCCGGCTTGGCCTGGGTGTGGTGAATCTCCTCCGCATAGACGATGTGCATCGACTTACCTTGTGGGATGGCCACAGTGAAGTGACAAATCTTGCCTACGTCCATCCCGGCAACCGCATTGGAGAAGATGATCCGCATTAGGGCACCGACGTCTACCTGATCCTCGATGTATGCCTTCCACTGCGCCTGCACCTGGGTCCTGAAGTTCTCAGTGATGAATACCGAATCAGCGTCCTCATACTCAAGGCCGAGTACGAAGTTGTAGAAGTCCATGGTACGGGCGTATTCAGGAAACTGCGTCAGGATCGACTTGGGAGTGTTGTAGGTTGGGACATCCCACGGACTGATCTGGTAGGAACTCTCAACCCGATCCGGGTGTTTTCGGACCCACTGCCGCTTGGCAGGGTCAAGCAGGGAGTTTTGCAGGTCGTGGCCGCACTTCTCGCACTTTAGGTAGGCGTTCTGGTGCAGTCCTCTGTCCATGAGCATTCTGACAACCTGGCCATCCAACTCATCGAGCGGGTTGTCCCACCCAGGGATCACAAAGTCCTTGTACCAGCTCGGTGCCTGATAGTGATTGCACTTCTCGCACTGCACCATGTAGTACGCCTGACTGCCGGATTCAAATGCCTCGGCCACCCCGAAGTTGGGCAGCGTGGGAGTGCTGAACTTGTAGTGATACCCACGGTAGCCATCCTTGTTCATCGGGGCGTGACGCAGACGCGATGACATCTTGCCGATGACTTCGAGGTTGGAGAAGTCCAGCTCGTCGTTTACGACATAGGTGGCAGGTACTGAGATCGCAGATACGTCACCGAAGGTACCAGTGACGTAGATGACGTTTGAGTTGGTGAAAATCTTCTGCTCTGCAGCATCAGCGCCGCGCTTCAGCATCCCGCTCAAGGTTTCTGACTGAGCAATGGTCGAGTCGATACGGTCTTTCGAGAATCGCATGGCGAACTGCCGGGTCGGCAGTGTGTAGATCACTCGGACGTACCGGGCAACAGCGGCAATGGTCAGCAGCTTGCGCACCTGCAACTCTGACAGGCCGATCTGCGAGCACTTCTTGACAGCGATACGGGAGGCAGGATCGTCGAATATCTCCTGCTGCATCTCGTGGTCCTGAAAGCTGAATGGCCGGCCCTCAATGCTGGTGTGCTTCTGCACCCACTCGGAGTGCTTCGCCTGCCCTTCTATCGAGTCCACGCGGGAGTTAATGCGTGTGAGGAAGCCTTCTGTAACGGTATCTGCCATCAGTTTTGCCTTTACCTATTTATGGTTTAACCAAATAACTTGATGGCAAAGGCTGATTGTGCGATATTGGCTTTGCCGCTAGTTCTTGGTCGTTCTAGTGGTCTTTTGGTTAGGGAGTTGGGTTGGTCCCCAACTTTCACGGCCCCACAGGTTTGGTCGCCTGTGGGGCCAACTTATTTGTGGGTCCTACAAAAGGAACTCTGTGGGGCCAACTTATTTGTGGGTCCTACAAAAGGAACTCTGTGGGGCCAACTTATTTGTGGGTCCTACAAAAGGAACTCTGTGGGGCCAACTTATTTGTGGGCAGTTATTACTCGGCGTGAGTGCCTTCAACTTCACGTTTCACACGGTCAGCGGTTCTCGCGTTCAGTCGAGCGAGCGCCTGTTCAAGGTGATCAATAGCATCTGCGTTGTACACGCAGTTGAATTTTGAGTCCTGGTAGAAATTCAGTCGGTCGATAGCGATCTGTATCACTTCGTCCACAAACGCCCCGTTTCTGGGTACCGAATTACCAGCCTGGTCACGTAGAGGGCCGTTCTGCCACCCAATACAAACGCCTGTCGCTATTGACTGTCCGCCTGCCGGATTGCCGTTTTCGTCCGTTATAAAATCGTGATGGATATTCATCGTGTTGCCTCTTTTGGGTTGTGGAAAAACTTTGTGGAGCCAAGAATTGATTTGAGACTCCTCAAATGGTCAGGTGCTCATCCCGACGTTCCCAGTTGAAGTTCGGGTACCACGTAACTTTCATCGCCACCCCGTTCAGCCACACCTTCGCTCCAAACGGGCACCACCCCTCCACCAGCTTATGCAGCTGGGAAAAGTCAGCGTCTCTCACGTTCCAATACCCTGGCATCAGGTTCATCAACGTGCGTGCAAAGATGAATACCTTACGGGAGCGAGTGATGGTGCTTATCGGCATCCTGGTCGTGCGCTGAGCACTGACGTAGCTCCAGATCAGCATGAACTGCTTGTACCTTATGACGCCTCGGTGGCCAGTCGGCAGGATCGTGATCAGCGTGATCAGTGCCTTCACCATCTGAACAGCGTAATGGCCGAACACCGCGCTCAAAAACGCTGCCCAAAAGATCGGAAAGTCCCACATCAAAGCAAAGAAGCTCAGCAACCACACCTCAGCAAAGCTATAGCTGCCTGAGTTCATCAAACCTTGAAGTTCGCCGTACATCAGAAATGCTCCTCGGATGGATCGCAGGCCGGGTTCTGGCTCAGCATCGCCTGCAGGCGTGGTATCTGGTACTCCTCGACAGGAGAATACGGGTCCAGGTTGTAATCAAGCCACACGTCGATACTCGGGCAGTCGCAATCGGCCACATGCTCGTGGTGGATGGTGCAGTGGAAGTCATCGCAGTAGGAGCACTTGATCCACGGTGGTATACCTGAGGCGTACCCGAAACTTGAGTAATGCTGGCACTTGACGGAAGTCATTGCGTGTCCTCCACTTGCCGGGGAAATTGAGCCAGGGTCATTGCGTATCCTCCCCAAGATTCCTATTAAGCTCCGACACAAACAGTTCGCGCTGCGTCGGCATCAGTTTGTCGATAGCAGCGTGTACAGCGGCTTCGATCTTCTGGAATCGCTCTGTGTTGACCAGCTCCTTGTGCTTCTGCATCAAGGTCTTGAGCATCTGATCATTCGCCTGCAGGACGTACTTGGCATCCTTGAAATCGAAGTCGGGCCTGATCTGACCGGCCGGCGTGAATACCTGATTACGCAGTCCTTTGATGATCGTCATCTGCTGGTTGATTTCGGCCAGCAATGAGAACGTCACCCCAAACTCCTGATCGTCCTTACTTGTCAGCGGCAAGTTCATTGCCAGCTGCTGGACGTGGGTCTTGGGGACCATGTTGTTCTGCAACCCGAGGATGACTTCAGTCACCGCCTGGCCCAGGGAAGTCTCATCGAAGAACTTCTCGCTGTAGAAGGCAGGATTCTCAGGTTTCGACCGAATACCGATGTCCATCTCCTCAGCAGAGTTGAACGAATGCACGGTAGGGTCTGCTGTGGGCATTCTGGCCCGTGAAGGAAGGTCGAATTTGGCTTCTGACATGGGTCTGCTCGTTGTTGATGGCGTGGGCTGCTCCCGGGCGATGGATTATGGTATGGCGTGGCCCAGGAGCAATGCTGATCAGTTGCCGTTCAAGCGCTTCTGACCAGCCTTGGACTGGCGGAACGCAACGCGCTTGTGCGCCGGCATGGTGAACAGCTCACGAGTACCAGGGTTAACGCGCTGACGGGATGCCACGTCCTTCACGTACAGGGTACCAACACCGAACAGCTGCACTTCTTTACCGTTATGCAGAGCTGCCTCAATGTCGTTAACAACAGCATCCAGCACTTTGGTAGCCTGGGTGCGGCTCATGCCGAAGGTATCCATCAAATTGGTGACCTGATGGGATTTTGTGTGCTTTTGGGTAGAATTTTGTGGTTTTGACATGGAAAATGGCCTTGGTTAGGGAGTTTTACGGCTATTTAGCCTGAACTTAGTGTGCATTTGTACAAATGTACATTGGGAGAGGGCCTAAATCAAGGGTAGGAGTGAATTTGCTGAGGGTGTTTATTCCACGACAACCCTCCTGTACCTGCTTACATACCTCATTTTCGGCTTCGTCGTCCTTGCGATTTCGATGTCCTCCTTGTACCGCTCATACAGAGGATCGCCATCTGGAGGGTTGCTGGGATCGCTGCACACCCTTATCAAGTGCCTGATCTTCGCATTTGCCAGCTCCCATGACGCAGGTCTGGGCAGCGATATGTCGGTTTCCCAGTGCAGCCAGTTCTCAGGGCGTATCTGCAGTAGTTTTCCGCATAGCCGCCTACCTCCGTACAGGCTGGTTATCCCAAGAGTCCTCTGCAAAGCCTCTCTTAAAGCAATGACCTCTCCCTTTGTAGGTTTGGCAGATGGGTGGATGTACGTGTACACCACCTCCTGCTCCTCCACAGGTGAGGGTATCTGGTGTGGCTTTGCATTGGCAGCGGCTTTGGTAGCGAGGTCTTTCATAGTTGTGAACTGCAGTGCTCTATAACAGCGTTTTGCCATGTATGTGATGCGGCGGCCGGAGGTGGCCAGGGATTATTCAATAGCGGCTGAGACCACGGTTCTGAAATTCCTGATCTTGGCAGCGAGCGGTCGCAGGCATTCTGGGATGTCGATAACGCACTCTCCGTCTGGTCGTATTTCATACTTACCACCGGACACTGGGACCATTCTCGCGCTCAATGAGTACATGGCGTTGCCATGAATACTTGGCCTATAGGTCGAAATCGACATCTCATCAGAGTGTTGGACCCGCATGTGAGAATGTTCAATGACGTAGTTCTTCGCAGCCATGAACGCCCTGTCGCACTGCTCTTTGGTATCGCAGGCGACCCTTGCATTGAGCCTCTGTGTCTGGAAGTAGTGCACCGCGTTCCTGTTCTGGGTTGCTGGGCTTACGTAGTTGCTGTTTGATGGCATTGGGCCGCAGGCAGTTAGTAATGATGCTGATACAATGATGGTTGCGATTGCGGTGAGTCGTTTCATGGTGCGATTCCTTTGTCTGGTTTTGCAGGGATGTATCCTTGTTTCCAGCTTCTACCTTGAGAGACACACCATTTTGAGCTAACTGCATCTTCTGGCGTTAATTCCGCGACGACTGTTAGTGGAGCCTCATTCGGTTCCAGTAGGGTCATCTCGGTTGCGAACAGTATCTGTGCCTTACTTCTCTTCGTAACTGAGCATGTTAGTCTGACAAAGCAATGGACTCCTGCCATTGCTCTTATCTGGGCATCCACAAGTACCCGATATGTATGTCCATCAGCAGTTTCAAGCAGCAACCCGGTTACCAACTCCTCTCGGCCATTACAGAGTGTGCGTATGAACGCTACCCGGTCGTCGGCTACCACCACCCCCTCCAAGTGCAAAGGTTCCTTAGTGTCTTTTGCATCTACGTGAGATTTGGTTATACCTCTCAATGTTTCTTTCAAGATAACCCCCTCGTCCATTGTTTTCAGGGTCTTCAGGTACGTGGCATGGTCGGCAAGTGCTTTGTCTATAGCCCTTGCTCTCTGTTCCTGGTGTTCTTCCCAGCAAGGGTGTATAGGCCAAGGAGGGCCCAGCTTGTCGAAAAGCACACATCCTCCTTCCTTGTTCCGATGAAAAAACACATCGTCGTTGCACCAGAAGCACTGGGTCTGAAAAGTCAGACTCATGCCAGGTTGGTGATCTTGATGGTGTAATGGAGGAAGCTTTATAGGGCTTGGCATCGGCCGAGTGGGAATTGAGGCCGGAGGGAAACCCCCGTTTCCACCGCCGTCAGCTACGATTGATCCTGAGCGGTAATGCCCTGCTACGGTTACTCCGTTTCTATAGTGCTCACTTACCCAGTGGCCGCTTCTTCTAGTCATACCTCTAGCTCCTTGTACGTATATCCCTTATGAGCAAGTTAGATTCCAACAGAAACTGTTGCCGTGTCAATACTAAACTGGCAGCTACTTGACCGCCGTATGTGAAGCAGGGTTGCTACCTCGATGTTCACCTTTGAAATGCTCGATCCATGTCAGTAGGTGTTCATCTGTGACGGGTTCGCCTTCGATCCAGGGGCGCATTTTCAGGTTTGCCAGCTCCCACACTGCCGGGTGCATTTTGGTTTTGCCGGATTCCCAGCGGTTCCAGGAGTGGTAGTCGTAGTGTACAGCCATGCCGCAGATTGATTGGCCCGGGCGAGAGGCCCGCATAGGCAAGCCCAGAGCCCGCTGCACACCCTGGCGCAGGGCGCGTATTTCATCAACTGCGGGGTATGCTTTTTCAGCCGTTGGGTACTGTCCAGGGGCGGGTTTAGTTTCCATATCGGATTACCTGTGGGTTATAAATGTAGCTATATGTGACACTTTGGCTCACCCTGTGGGTTTAGTCAACGCCCTGAATTTGGTTTTGAAGAAAATTTTGTACTGGGACCTTCGCACTGCTGTGCGGCGATATAACCAAATAAACTAAGGGTATGGGTTACTATAACTTCCAGGAATATATCGGCCACCTTCACTTTGGTTATATCTTTTACCGTTTTTATTACAACATGCTATAACAAATCAGTTGCGGTTTTCCGTCCCATAACCTAAGATTAACAGCGTAAAGGTTGACTACCTTCAACAGTCACCGGCACCGGCTCCGGCCTTTGCCTCGCTCTTTAAAAAATTGGACGCTTTTTAGTGTAGGGGCTTCTTCCAAATGACGCCAAAATTGGAACGGGGAAGTTGCGCCTAAAAATCACAGCTTATGCGCTGCGTTGTTATTCAATGCGGTAGCGTGGGTCGATTGCCATTATTAAGCGTTCACCGGATAAATTGAGCATTTATCCCATCTTTAAAAAATCGGCATATAAAATCCTAAATCAATATCCATAAGGAATACGAAAATGACTAATTCAGTTGAAATTAAAGAATACAATTCAGCCGCTCAACTAAAACGATTTGTAAAGGGAAAAGCATTTACCCTTGCCAAGGTTAAAGAAGAGTTGCATCAAGCTGTGTCGCAAGCCCTTTTCTTCACCTCAGCACCACATAATGACGTAACCGCTTTGAACGTGGTTTTTAGCGCCTTTGCTGGCCAGTCAAAACAATTGACTAGCACACAAAAACGAATTGTAGAATTCGCAAAATACAACGCGTCTAATTACCTGACGTTCGATCAAGAAAAGGCAGAATTCAGATTCAAGACAGTGCGAGTGAAAGGCCGGTCAAAAGCGATCAGCGAGGAAAAGCGTACTCTAGTGGAAGGGTACGAAAAAATGGCGGATTATCGGGATTGGCTGCATCCTGATACCATTGCAGCCAATAAAGCCGCCGACAGTGTAATTGACGCTGATTCTCTGACAGTTGAGCCGGTAGCCAGTGGCGACAATGGCGCACCTTCCGTTCCCAAAGAGGGAGCCGGAAAGGGGAAAGCGATTAAGCCCCTGACAAAGGCGCGAATTGAGACCTTCAAAAAATCGGCGCTTGTTACCCTTAAAATGAAGGCCAAGACTGACGCCGAAAAAGAGGCGCAAGAATCTATGCTTGCACTGGTACATTTTCTAGCCAAGCAAGCCGGTATACTGGCCGTTGATAGCAACGGCGATCGTTTAACCGTTGCAGATACAGAATTGACCAGTGAAGAACAAAAAGCCGCAGTTTTGAGGGGCGACGCAGACTCAAAACAGGCCTAAACCGCCACCAAAAGCCCCAGAATGCCCGCATTCTGGGGCTTTTTTGTGCCCAAACGCCACCCAAACGCCACCCAAACGCCACCCAAACGCCACCCAAACGCCACCCAAGGCGCACCCAAGCGGGCTTTTGTGTGCCTGTATGACAGTGTAACGCTGCCTGAAAAGGGCTGAAAAGCCACTCTCTGCCCTGCCCTAAGGGCGCGAGAGAATCCCCTTATATGTGCCCCCTTTGCCGGGGCTTGCCAGAAGGAATGACCATGACTATGACCAAAGATTACGCACTTGCCTCCATCCGCAGCTGGATCGGGGATGAATGCCCCGCTGTTAGTGTGGGTGCGCTTATCGACCAGCTCGACCACCTGACCGCGTTGGAAAGCTGTGCAGACAGTCTCTACCTGCGCCGCAAACTGCTGCAGTTCTTCATGCGGAGTGGTATTAACACATACATGCGGAAGGTGATCCTCGTCGCCACCCGTCCCGAGCAGCTATGTGGGTTCCTGCACCACCGTGCGTTTGTCACTGTGGCTGGACAAGACCACTGACCCCTACCCCTACCCCGCCACTGAGCGGGGTTTATGTTCCCCGACCCCGCCACTGAGCGGGGTTTATGTTCCCCGACCCCGCCACTGAGCGGGGTTTTTTATGGGCGCACCACTCCCTAAGTGCGCCCATAAAAAACCCTAACCAAAGACCATAAGGAGGCCGACCATGGCCCATATAATTACCCGTTACAACGGCACCAAAGTGACCGCCGATAGCTTCACTCAGCTGGCCCACCGACTCCTCGCAGATACGCCTTATATCGACTTTGAAGAATACATCCCCATGTACGACGATCTGCCCGTGGCCGTCACGGCGGCAGTGGTGGACTGGGACGAAATCCGCCTGTGGGAGGTGCAGTGATGGCCTACTCAGCCCACACTACAGCAGAGAAGAGGAGAGCAAAGCTCGACCGTGCCGCCCTGTTGTCATTGAGGGCGGCTCTGTGCCCGTCCAGTGGGCGTGAAAAATTGGGGCTCAACTGTGTGCAGCGGCAGATGCGCAGTGAACTGGAGCGAGGTTATCGAATCCGTGCCGCCTCCACGGGCACTCGGAAACTGGGCCTGAACGACATTCGTAAAGAGGAGACAGGCAAGTTGCGCCCGGATGAGTGCCGCGCCGTCCAGCCATCCAGCCCCGAGCCACAGTACAATCTCCTGTGGGCTGACCTGACGCCTCATCAACGCCGCGCCCTGCGCAAGTACCGGGCAGGCAAGAAGCAGGAGCGAGAGATGGCTCTGGCCCTGCGGCAGCTGAAGGCAGAGGGTTGCAGGGGTGAGGCCACCCGTGAGCTGAATGCCGCCATCAAGATGGGGGACTCTCAGGCAGTGGCCTACTGGCGAGGGCGTCTGGCGCAGCTCAGGGGCCACTGAGTCGTATAGGTGGCCAGGCTAATCGTGCTCAGGCTATTGGCCCGTAAAGGTGGCCGGGCGATTCGGCTTTTCGGGGCCGGCGTCTGGCCACCTGTGGAGGTTACTTGAACCGTTAGTGGGTCGGTTTACTTTTATGGCTCTCTACTACGCCATACTCTTGCAGATGTTTTACAAAAACGATCTGCACAAAAGTGATACCCTTTGGCAGCTCTGTGGTCAACTTAGACCCCACGGCCACACCACAGTCTGAGTTGTACTTTTTCATGTACCGATGCAGTTGGCGCAATGCAGCACCGTTGAACTCCCCTGTCTTGATTTCTACAGGTGTGCGTCCGTCGATAACCACGTCAGGTTCCCTGGGTCCCGCTACGACTTTGCCACCGAGATACTGGGCAACGACACCGTATGCCTGCCACTCCTGCCTGTAATATTGATCTATGAGCGTAGCTGCTTGTAGCACTTTCCCTGTCGCATCAGGGCAATAAGGTAGGCCGATAGCGAATCCAAGCTTGCTCAGCTTGATTGCCCAGTCCAATGTAGCGGGGTTCGCACCTGTAAAGGTGCGAAGGATGGCCGCGTTTTTGTGTAGTTCTAAGGCTGGTAACATACCAGCCAGGCTCTCGATCACATGTTTCTTCCTATGATTGATCCACCAGTTGATTCCCAGCTGTAAGTAATCGTCAGCCATTTCGTCTTCTACTAAGGTGGCCCAGTCAATGTCTGCGGCTGCGAGCAACGCTTCTGCGGCTATCAAGTAGTTCTGATCCGAGCTCTCGGCAAAGGCGACAGCTTCTGAGGAAGGGGTTAGGTTATGGTCGTTCATTTTCATAAGTATCCGGCCTTTAGGTTAGATTTGAGTTTCTACAGTGGTTGCTATCTCGTCCACCAGAGCGGCATCCCACAGTAAATGGTAGTTTGTGCCAATTGCTTTAACCTTGAAATGCCCAATGGCAGCGTCGGTAGGTTCGTACTTAACCTCTTTAGGTCGCTTTTCTTGGTAGCCCATTAACGTCAAAGCTTTGTTGATCCTGGTTACAGTTTCTCCGAGGTGGTCGGCAATCTGCTTAGGGGTTAGGTAATTCGACATTCCAAGCCTCGTATATAAATATTTATATACATTGTACATATATATTTTTGTACATCAAGCATAAATGTACATTTTGCCCCTATCGGCTGGCTGGGCGGTGAGACCGTCTTGCAGTGGTGCATAGCGCAGCGAGGTAAAACAGAGAAGAAGGTCAGTAGGTTGCAGTGGATTGAACGAAGTGGCAGTAGGTAAAGTGCAAAGAGGGTGAGAGGGACCCCTATAAAGACTCTAAAAAGAGATACAGTTTAATACTTCTTATTACTTCTTATAGGGGGCCGTCCAGGATTATTTACTTTCTTCACTTTTTGTCACGACTGGACTTTCCTGGCCTCTCCAGTCCGCGTTTGGTTCACCATGTTTGCACTTTTGGGCCTCGCGCTCACCGCCTGCCCCAGACGTGAATTTTCGACGTTTTACTCTATGATTTTGGGACAAACCAACCCAGCATCACCCAAACTGCCAACGTCACCTAAGCTGCAACCCGCGCCACCTCTGGGTCTGTCACACACATTGAGGCAGACACGGATTACATTAACCCTATTCTGGAAAATCAAATAATCTCAAATGACATTGAAAATCCCAGCCTCCACATAAAATATCCGTGGATTTCCAGAATTATTAAACCTAATACCAAACCTTCTGAACCGCTAGAACCCTGGTTCAGATCTTTTAATGTGGACATGTACTCGCCCAAATAAGAACCACTCTCAGCATCCAGCTTATTTTAAGCTATGTCCAGATTTACAAAGGTGATCCACCGTTTAGAAATCTAGCTCAACCTTGCTTCGATCCTGCTCCACACCAGAGCCCGATTCACATTTCCGTTTAATCTTCTCCAAAATTATTTACAGTGGCATGTACATTAGGTACATTTGCACACCGGTTAACTGCATCAAAACCCTGCAGCCGACCCAACCACGACCTAACCAAGGACCACGACCATGAACCACGGATACATACTGTCAGGCAGCTTTTTGGCTGACATGGCACACCTTGCACTCACCGACCTGAATGAGCTGAAGTGGCCGGTTGGCCGTTCCACCCTCTACCGCATGGCCTACCAGAGCGGCATACCCAGCACGACCAAGCTGGTCAAGTTTCTGGATGCGTTCGCGGCGACAGGCATCAACCCTGCAGCGCCAAAACACGATACGACCTACCCCTTGTGGCAGCAGGTCGGGGATGCAATCAACTCATTCTTCGCAAGCAGCCGACCTCGAATGGGACCGGACCCGATCAAGACTGAACTGATGGATCGGTGGGTGCCGGTGATCCTGGCCAAGCCCGAACTGCAGGACCAGATCATATACCCGCTGCAGCATGTGTACCCTACCTATGAGGAACTACACGAGATGGGTGCGTGGGACAGGTCAGTCTCACCCTACGACCTGCTGAAGGCTGCGAACCCGAAAGTTGTAGTGGAATTTTCAAAGTTCCTGCTCAAGCGGTACACCAAGAAGTACAAGGAGCAGGAGCACTACACCCCGCTGATGGGCCTGTACAGTGCTCGGACATCACACACCACGATGTCCACGATGAAGAACCAGCGCATTGCTACGAACTTCACCCCCGGCCACGAGATGGCAAAGGTGGCCAGTGTAGTGGCTTCCCTCGCGCTGGGTGCCTCATCCAACATAGAGTGGGAATACTCCCTGGCCCACGACAAGGCGAGGAAGCTGCCCGATGAACTGTACCAGTTCGGTCAGTTCGACATCACCTCACTGCAGCAGGATTTTGCCTCCCGGCTTCTATCCGGCCCCTTCCCTTGTACGGTGAAGTCCACTTTCACGCCGGAGTTGAAACGGCGTTATGACGAGTTTAAGAAGTACGTCACTACCTTCACACCAGCGTTTGGGGAGGTGGACGAGATCAAGCTGAACGACCTCTTCTGCTACTCAATCGCCAGCGAGATCACACTGAAGTGGACAGGTGGCCAGCTTCTGGCACTGTCGGTGTATTTCCACGTACCGATCCATTGTTTACTGCTGTGGTTGATGGAAGCGTCTGTGATTTATCGTCGCCGGTTTGCTTCCGACAATACGATCATGTCGGTGAAGCAGAACATCTGCAACGTCACGAATATCAGTCCATCGGTGTATGACGATGCGTTCTTCAGGAGGTATATGGACTTCACTAAAACACTGTCATCAAGCAAGGCATCCCGATACAGCGAGATGAAGCGGGTGGCGGACAGGCTCATTGGCATAGATCACACCAAACTTGAGCGCGGTGAAATCCCGGTGGAGGAGCTGTCGGCTTTCTACGAGATGATCATAGGTGCGCCGAATAACTACGCCACCAACCCTCTCTCCGACAGGGAGATCAAGCGGATCGAGAACCGTAACGATCCTGAGGTGGTGCGGCCGTCTGACTTGCATGGTTACGACCCTGACGAGGACGATGATGAACCTGCTGTATCGCTGCTGGATGCCCTAGCCTCCTCAGAGGATGACGAGGATGACGGGTTCTTTATTCCCCAGACGCCTGAGGGTGAGCGGTTCAGACTCCCGAGCAAGGAGGAGTACAAGCCGTTTTGGGAGAAGGATGAAGAACCCCAGTCTTCTCCTTCCTCCGATCCTTCCCCCTTCCCCTTCTCCTTCCCAGAGTGACAATGTAACGGAGGATGAGAAATGAGTGACGCCTATTTCGTATTCCCAAGTGACGCTGATCGCGCTGAGAACGAAGACCTGAACCGGGTGTGTGAGTACGTCGAGGACCTGCAGGACGAGCTGGAGCGGGCCCGGACTCGATGCAAACTACTGCGTAGGAAGACCAGAGCACAGAAGCGTAGCCTCGGACGGAAGGTGGAGCGGTTGCGCAATCGCACTGATGCTCTGGCCGAAGAAACAGGCCAGTGGCAGTCGTACTTCGTTCACGCCGTGGCGGGGCTCTCTCGATCAGCTGAGGCTGGCAAAAAATACAGAGAAGAGGCCGAAGATCAATATTCGAATTTGCTTCGCACTCGGCAAGAGTGCGATCAGTTGAAGGCTCAGGTGAACGCTCTGACCTCAGCCATCTCGACATCTGGTGCGTACAAAACCAACGAGGAACTGTGCGATCTAATGCACGAAACGCCTGTTCATTGTCTAGCTCAGCACGATGCCGAGGTGATTAAGCAGTTTGTGCGCGATTACACAGACTGGCAGGGAATCGACTGGATGTTGACTGATTTTATGCATAAGCGTGTAGATGAACTAAGCCACCAAGCTAACAAGGAGGAGTCACCAAACGAAGACTGCGAACTGGAATGTGGTGCCCACGGCACACTCTGCCGGTGTAATGCGGAACAGGCCGAGGAGGGGTATCAATGAATAACGAATTCCCCAACCCCACGCCCCGCATGGTGTTTAGTGCAGCTGCCATCATCTTTTTCATTGTGCTGACGATGTTGGTGCCGATGTGGCTATTCATCCCGCTGTTTGTGGCCGTAATCTCCGGCATAGCCTACGGCGTTTGCTCCGTCTTGTATGTGCTTGACCACAACGAGTGGCGACTGTAAACGAACCCACCACTCAACCAAAAGGATCCCCCTCGCGGGAGCAAGGAAACGACAAATGAACCCAATCCATATTGAAATTTTGCTTGTTGGCCTGTTCCAGCGCCGTATGCCCATCCCCGAAGCAGAGGACAAGTACGAAGCCCTCTCCGTTGAGGAGGCGGAGTTCTTCCTTCTGAACCTCCAACACTGTGCTGCACACGGTGACTGGGAAGGTGATTTCGCCCTGTACCAGCAGTACAAGGCCGAGCTGGAGGCTTACTTCGCCAAGGAGATGAACGCCTCCACTCCGACTCTGATGCACTCCGTCAAGGTGATCGCCAAGCCCGCTAACGGACCTCTGTTCTACGACGATAAGCGGGACGAGGAAGGCCACCGCATATACAGCGAGGCGATTGTGACGGCACACGCCGACGAATTCATGCAGGTGCCACACTTAGCCGTGTGCACCAACCCTTACATCCCGTTTGCAGAGGTGCGTGGCGGCAAACTGCAAACCTCAGTGTCCGGTGGGTACTTCCACGCCGTACCCACCGACACCCCGCAGATACGCCGGGACGGCACTAAGGCCCGCCTGTTCAAGCGTTGGGGCACTTGCGGGGCCACTGCTGACGGCACGATAAGTGCCAGTGTCGAGGTACCGCACTGGGTGATCGACGACCGTGAACGCACTCTGGGTTTCTACTAGCCAAAAGGCTCCCCCTCGCGGGAGCAATAACCAAAAGGACCAAGACCAATGACCACCAAAACCCAAAAGTCTGCCGAGCAGGCCTTCCGAGCCATCACAGTTTACCGCCAACAGACAGACCCTGTTGGCGGTAGTGCCCCTGACTATGAGGTGGTGACCGACCTCCTGACCGACCTGTGGCATTTTGCAGATGAGTACAGTATCGACCTGATGCAGTGTATGGAGACTTCCGCCCGACTGTACCGGGAGGAGACCAGCGACTTCTCACCTGACTCTGATTCCGACCCACAACCAAAAGGACCAGACCAATGAAATGCTACGCCCAAGTATTCCTCGCTGGCTGTGCCAGCCCAATGCCGGATGACTATGAGGAGTTCCACAGCATCTCCGAGGCTAAGCGGCACCTTCTCCGGCAGCATGACGATGTAAGTTCCTTTGCTGAAGGGCCTTCCGAGATGCTGGTGTTCTTCGGCAAACCGGAAGGCATGTTCCCCTGTGATTGCCTGCCTGACCGGGCTTACCGCACCGGGCCGCGTGGCGGGCTTGTGCAGCTGTGATCCAAAAGGCTCCACATAGAAGAGCAAGGACGAGACCAATGGACAAGCAAAATAGACCTCGTAAAGGTGACCGGGTAACGACCAAACATGGTCCCGGTGAAGTCGCCGGATTCGAGCAATTCGACCCCCATGGCAAAAGCCTGCCCCTCTCAGACATCCCTACAGGATACCGTGTTGCAATTGCCCTGGACCCAGGCCACACATGGGTGTTTGACGGCCTGTGCTACTTCTGGGAGGTGGACTTGTACAGCTGTAATTGCCCCAAAACTACTGCAACCAACCAAAAGGCTCCCCTTATGGAGCAAGGAAACGACCAATGACTCATCTCTGCGTATGGCCAGACGCCACTTATATCGACTTGACTGAGTACAACGAAGAGGACGTCCGGCACAAAGGTGACGATTACTTCACCATTGACCTGTATAAACTTGCAAGCGGGCGCTTGACCATCGTTGACTCCTATGCCCTTGAGGACCTCCAGAAGCACCACGTCCCAAAGTGTCGCCTGTCCGAACTCCTGCAAGCTGAACTCCAGCTCAAGGCAACTTCCACCATGTTCCGCAACTACCGGAATTCGATGCGTGAGCATCTGGCTGGCCTCCACGATGAGCAGTCATCCACCATTGCCAAACTCTCCGCCGAGCAGGCCGCGATCCTCGCCAACAAAGAGCAGGAGATCAAGACCATCCTGACAGCACGAGATCAGTGGGTGAAAGAACTGCAGGGCAAGTTACATGATGCCAATAAACTGCTGGCCAACTCTGAGGAGGTGAATGAGGAACTGGAGAACCGGATTGCGATACTGAACGCCCGGCCTCCCTCACCGGCCTTCCAAGGTGACCTGGCCGAGGAGAATCGTCGCCTGAAAAGCCAGTTGGCCGGTGCTATAACACGGCAGGTGGATGGCTATGGGACTGACTGGCGAATCAGAGCAGAGGCCGCTGAGGACAAAGCATCATTCTGCGCCAAGGAGCGAGATGAGTGCGCAGCCAAGGTAGACGCACTCGAAATCCTGCTTTCTGAGCTATACCAAGTGCTGGGCGCTTTGGATGCACCGGTTAATGTGCTCGATTTGGTGACCAAGGTTCTGGACGGACACGGTTTTGACCCGGAGGCAGATTCGCTGTTGCCGTTCACTGAGGAGCGGGATTCAGACGATGACTGGAAAGCAGTTGTCGAGGCATGGCGGGAACGTGCTGCCACTGCTGAAGCCGAACTGTCTGAGTGCAAAACTCGGCACAACGCTTTAGTGGCAGATTTGCAGTTTCAGGTTGCAGAGGGTAAAGCCGAACTGGCCAAGTTGAAGAACACCTCCGCCATCGAAGACAATCTCCGCAAGGAGCGAGATCGCCTTGGCGACCTTCTCGACAAGCACGGCGTCTGTACCGAATGTGGTGACATGTTTGAGCACCACGAGGACGAGCCACTGGCGTCCTGCAGTTGCCAGACAGCTGAGTGGGCGAACGGCTTCACCCCGTATATGAGCCTCCAGAAGGCTCTGCGGGTGGCTCGGGATGCCGAGCAGTGTCAGGCGGAGAAGGTGGACGAGCTTGAGTTTACAGTGCAGGAACTCAAGGAGCAGATCAGCGAGATGAAGCGCAACGCCTCTGCCGCCATCAGCATGTTGCAGGAGATTGAGTGATGATCCAACCAACTGACTCGGTGACCGTGGTCTACCGAATCTCAACCAAGACGGGCCAGCCATACGCTGTGCTGGCCCGCAGTGATGCACCGAGCCACTACCCCTACCTCGACGTGATCACGCTGGACAAGTGGCCTATGGACCCTCGTCTGGCCAAGGAGGAAGAGGTGGTCTACCAGTCTGGTCACTTCACGTGGTACCGGGATCAAACTCGGGGCTTCAAGTACGAGGAGGTGAAAGCCTTCCACTGGCTGGCGTGGCGCCGGTTGCTCAGCCTCGGTTACAGACCGGAGCAGATCAAGCTGCGCAAGAAGTTGCCTCCTCACCAGAAGGTGTTTAAGGGGCATGAAAATGACATTCTCGCTGGACTTTGTACGGCGTGACAATGTACATTTGAACAAAAAGAACATTTTGACCATAAGGTACAAAGGTAATGAATAAACAGTTAGTAGATAGTCTGCAATCGGACTACAGAATCCTGCTCTCCCGTGCCAAGAAGCCCGAGACCCTGCTGATCATGGTCAAAGGGCAGGCGCGAAAACACCGCCTGTTCTTTGACGAAGCCGTGACCGGCTATGCCCGTTCAGCCCGCCGCTACAAGGAGCTGGGCGACATCCGGGGCGCCGCCCTCTTCACTGCAGCGCATGAACGGCTCCAGCGCCTGATTGAGAAAGGTGCGCGAGTGAACCCCGAGAGTTTGGTGGGCTGAGGCCCACCGTTGACCAAGAGACCAAGACCATGACCAAAGACCAATTCCCTATCCCACGCCGCCCTGCGTCACCTCCTGCGCCGCCAACGCCTTTCATAAAGTGCAGCTGTGAAGTGTATGACACCCTACATGCAGAAATTCGACGGCTCAAAGAGTTGCACCGAATGACGAACAAGGCCAAGAAATACGAGCGTCGCCGGGCTCGCAACCTGGAGCGCAAGCTCTTCAACATGAGCCGTGGTCACGAGTCGATGCGGAAGGAGAGAAATAGGATGAAAAAGAATCTTGAAGTAGCTAAAGCGGCCCTTGAACGCATAGCCGCTGGAGAGCGCACAGAAATAGCCCTGGACGCTATTAAATTCTGACCAAAAGGACCAAGACCATGGATATTCAACGCATCCGCAACCTGACCACACGAAAACTGCACACTCATATCAGTCATGTCTACAAGGACATCGAGTTCCTGACCAGCGAGCCGGGCATTATGACTCACCAATTGCCGGCAGCGGTAAGAACCCTCCGTCCGTTCCTTGAGAAAAGACTGACTGATCCACGTTTCTGGGACGAGAGATACGACACGGCGCATCAAGGCGATGTAGGGGTCCACCCGCTGACCGAGGAAGAATTGGAAGTGTTCTGGCCGGCGTTTGAGGTCGAATTGGCCGGAATGTGGGCACCAGAAGTGTCAACAGGAGGCACCCGATGAACCTTAAACCAGGAGCCATAGACTGGCTCAGAGACCGCTTCATCATCCACCAAGGTAACAACGGCCGAAACGGCTCCGTGTTCTTGGTGGATGACGTGTTGCAGCAAGTACGTGGGCAGGGGAAAACCACGTTAATCCGCGTAATACCCCTTGAGGATTACTGGCCAGACAACAGTGGCAAGTTACCTGAAACGATAAGGTA